ATTTGGGAGGGGGTGCAGTTTTTGAGCCCTCCCCCTACCTATCCCTGAACATCTCAAGGGTGGTAGGTCAATAGTTATATTCTGTTTATTTTCTGCTCATTACAAAAGTTGTAAATCGTACGTTTTAACACAAATCTAGAAAAATTTTTCTATTTTTTGTAAATGGGTAAACTTTTCTAGAATACCCATAACTTTTTATTAGGTTGGCAAGCACGGCACGCCTTAAGAAGACGATACGCATAAACTATTTAGCTTATTGCCAAATGAAGTAAAGCCTTTTTAACACTTAAAGAAGTTTTCTACAAAAGGGGAAACAATTCTTGAACAACCACACAGGGAATTCCAAAATTGTTTTTAAAAAGAAATTCTATAAATTGTTCGGGGTGTATCTTAAATGTTAAACCCTCATTACAGTTTAGCCACATGAGCAAACCTTAATTCAAAGAATCACAAAACAATAGTTTCACTGACTTAAAACAAATCTTGCATAATACTATTGCAGTAAAATGAAGAACCTATCTTGCGATGAAAACAAAAATTATTGATTGAACTTTCTTCTTGATTTCATAAATAGCAATGGGTATATTAGCAAATGTATAGGGGCAAGGTTATCTACTTTTAATAGTGCCAACAAAACTACCAATTGTGAAATGCTAGCAAATCGAAGTTAATACTTTCTAATTAACAGATTTCTCGAATTCATGAAAGGGGCATAATATTAATACATATAAGGGGGTGCCTTAAAAATGGTAATAGGTACCCTAGTATCCTAAAAATATAACGAAAAGCTCCAAATAATCAAAGCCATATAAAGGGGGGGGGACAATACTCCGAAGTTACCTCCATAGGGTAGCAAAATATCGCAATACTTTAGAGGGCTTATAATGGTGTTTCACACTATAAGCCCTCTATTACTTGGAGGAAAATATAACGGATTATGGGTCTGGCACTTCTTTTGTCACTTTGACAAAACCGCCAACAACGTCATGCTTTAAAATATCATCAATTGCTCTTTCTACTTCTCTTGCATTCTCTTCATAAGAGAGGGCATCTGAAGTGAAAACTCTATCGCCAAGTGCACTAAGAACACGCCCTCCGGTCAACACTTCATAACTGTACCATTCATCGAAGTTATTGAAATAATCGTTCGGGTTGTCTTTAGTAGTTAAAGCGCAAATCTTCAATTCAAATATCACCTCTCTTTCAGCAAGAAGTCTGAAACCGTTCCTACTGATAATCCCAAAATATCAGCAATCTCGTTCTGGTTATATCCACTTTCAGCCAAAGACTTAATTCTCTGTTCCTTAAACGGAGTAACTGTAGTTTTATAATCCCTGGGCATAGCTCTATCTCTAAGAGCATCGGTATCGGTATTGTTCAAAATATCACGGAGCATCTGAGTATGAATTGCACCAGCTTGAATAGCTTCCCATTCTTTATCGGTTATTTCAATTCGCTCTTTCTTTGCTCCATAACGAATCCTCTGCTCGGCTAACGCCTGAGCTTTGATTTTCTTTTCTTCATCTGCCGACATATTTGGATTATCTTGCTTTTTGGCTTTATAGATAATTGACGCTGAAATCTGAGCTTGTCTTTCTCTTGGAGCATTCTGCTTTGCAATCGTCAATTTATCCTTTAAAGAATCGACTTCCTTTTGATAGGCAACTCTTGCTGTCTTGTCATAAGGAATTGGCCTAGTAGAAATGCTTTCTTTTCTGGCACTATTTGCAAGTGCTTTAAGCTGATTCGCATAATTAGCATATGCAAGTTCTTTCGGATTACGGGCGTCAGAAACAAGGGTCATTGCGTCTTCAGTGTCCGCCATTTTGGAAGTAACTGTCTGACGCTTAGTTTCCTTTTCAGAATATCCCACTGGTTTAGAAGATACTTTTCTCTTCTTGCCAGTAGTTTCATCTAAAATATAACGGCCGTTCTCATCTTTCTCATACTCGTAAATAGGCTTATGATAAGTTTCGCCTGTTTGCCTATACACTTTCTCGCCAGTATTAACATCAACTCCGTTCTTAACAAGCTGAATCTTCTTACCATTCTCATCAAGAACAAAGTTTCCATCTTTGTCTTTCAAATATAACGTATACTGAGGCTTAACCTTATCAATTCGTTTCTCAGAACTTGCCCTCGAGATTAATGTCGCTGCACCACGATCAGGACCACCTTGATAAATGGCTTTCAATTCACGAATCCCATTATCAATTTCACTTTGGCGCCAATCATAGTGATGCTTTTCAGCATCGATAACAATCATCGAATGTTTAACAGCTCTCGCTATTTCATCGTTAGGAGCTCCGAGCAATGTCATATCAGTAATAAGATTAGAAACCTTACCCATTTCGGTCTGCTTGTGAAATCCATGAGCAGCATCAACAATATAACGAGGATCGTTCTTGTCAGTAATCTCATACTTGCTAATTCCGGATTCACTGAATTCCTTAAGCTCTCTCAAATATGGCTCTGCTTTAATCTTAGTTCCGACGCCGCCTTTTGAAACCGGAATCACCATTACTGTGTCTCCGTCGAAGTCTGCTCCGGAAAGCTGTTCTGCTACTTTTGGGTTAATTCCAATAGCATCAGTTGCTTGACCAAGACGATCCTTAGCAACTTTATGGCTATTATTAACTCTAAGTTCAGGAATCTCAAAAGTACCTGCATGAGGATACCGAATCAGAACAACCGTATCTCCAGTATTGTAATTAGGAGCATAGACTTCTTTCTCGCCTAATTCAGGAACCGGTAATATAACGTGAGATGCCTGTCTCGGTAACGAAGTAGCTTTTAAGTGAACAGCAGATGCGTCACAATCTTCAGCAAAACTATCGAGGAAATACTGTTTAATTACAGGATTGTTCAGCTGCAAAATATCACGATATTCATCAAGTTTATTTGCATAAGACAGGTCAAGCTGCTTCTTTACCAAAGGAAGATTCTGTTTAGAAAGGAACTGCGAACTAAGAGTTCTACTCCAATCGCCCCAGTCTCCTTCAGAGTTAACAATATTGATTGTTGATAAATGCTCTTTGCCATCCTCACCAATATAGAAACGCTGACCACCTTTTTCCTCTGGCTTAATAGCTGCTCCAAACGGATTATCACGATCGATTTCTCCGGTAGTCTGGTTTGTCTTAAGTTTCTTAAAGACATCGCCAGCTTCAGTTCCAACATGCTTATTCGTGTTAAATATAACGTCAACACCTTCTGGCATGTCATCTGAATACATAGCCATACCTTTAAGATAATACTTGCCATCAACCATAACTCGAACCTGAGCATAGTTAGACTTGCCAAGAGAAATATCATCAACACCTCGACGGAGTTCAATTACTCCATCTTTGTCCTTACCGCCTTCTTCAGCATACCGAATCTTGACTCTACTTGAATCAAGACTTTGCGGATAATATAACCCATACTTTGTACGCTCAAATCCAGGATGTTTTTCTTCAGCAACCTGAGAATAGACATCATAAGGCTCAAGAGTCTGAATATCGTTAAGATTGTTATACACATCTTTACGAGATGTTCCAGGAGGAGCAATCACTCTAAGCTGTGTATACTTACCAGGATTTGTAGCCTGCTCAACCATAATCTTGTTGATTACAGAATATCCCTCATCTTCAAGCTGTTTAAGCGCAGCATTCAATCTTACATCTGAAACACCAAGTGTTAATTCAACACCAGTACCTACATCGATGATGCCTTTTGAGTCGACCTGATCTTTCAAATATAACGCCATATTAGCAACGGTAGGCTTGCCAGATTTGTATTCCTGAGGTTTCAAATAATTTCTTACCGTTCCCTCAGAAACACCCATAATTTCTGCTATCTTTGTCTTTGTATAACCTTTGCCATACAAATCCATGGCTCGTTCACGATTCTCAGCAGTAATCTTCTCTTTAGCATTCGTAATCTTAGAACGAAATTCGCCAGTTGACATATTCATGGAATAAGCAATTTCATTATCGCTCATTCCTTCTTTACGCATCCGGTTAACTTCGCTCATAAAATACGACTGATGCTGATACGGATTATCGCCAGAACCCCAAGGGTATCTGCCAGAATGCCGAGGCGTTCCATAATGAATGAGATGATTTTTGAAATCCTCATCTATATTCGCTTCACGCAGCAAATCTTCAAACTCATCAGTGGTGAGTTCCATTTCATATGCTGCATGCATAATGGCTTCGAGCTCTTCTTTTTCAAAACTAGAATATAACGTATCGTTGCTCATTTGATCTTACCCTCAGCTTTCCATTTTTCAACCAGCTTATCGAGCTCGACCATTTGGTGCATAGCCGCTCTAATGCGCTCTGGTTCTGGCCTATCTTCAACAACTTCACTAGCCTGATAAATTCTTAAAATTGTTGTTATTGTTTCAGGTGCAGCTTTGTACTCTAAAAAGAACAATGCCGCATAAGACAGCAACTGGTCCATATGAACTGTAGACAGCCCTGTCTTCAAATCATTAATACGAAGCTCTTTATCCCTGAAACAAATAGTGTCCGTAGTTCCGAAACAGTTATCTGAATATTTCAACACAACTTCCGGGTCCATACGAAAACTTATCGAGTCATTAACATACGGTATTAAGTTATTGAAAATATAATCAATGTTAATAACTATTGGCGGAATTCCTGCTTTCAACAACCGAATCAGTAAATCGCTTCGGTTTGTCTTATGAAGTTTTTGATTGTACTGAATTCTCTCTTGGGCAAAGTCATGAACGATTGTCCCTATCTGTGTAGAGTACTGAGAAGCAAAGCGTCTAAATATAACGTCTTCATTCTCCCGCTCTAAACTGTAGTTAAGAAAAGAAGGATTGCTTGGGGCAAAAGTTGCATGCTTACCTCGGAGCTCTGAATGTTCGTTCCAGATCATCTAATACCTCTTTCTTGTTCTCAGGACAAATATAACGTGCGAATGACATATTATTCATCCTTTCTACGTAATAGTCTTGATTTGGCTGGTGCTTTGATTTTGCAGTGCGTTTGCATTCGAGAGCCGCCCAGCGTCCTTCATAGAGAACAACAAGATCCGGAATCCCCTGAATATAAGATGCATCATTTTTCATTACGATACACCCTTCAAATCTATTCTTCAGATCCTTAATCAACTTTGACTGAAACTGACTCTCTAACATTTCTTTCTTCCTCTCATTGGCTGTCTCAAGCCATAAAAAATAGAAGGAGTGGATTTTCATCTTACCCCTTCTATTAAATACGTTGTTTTCCTTACGAATCACGATAGTGATACAAATATCACTTAAACTTTTGCAAGAAATCAAGAGAACAATTAAGTGCCTGAGCAATAACAGCACATGAATATGCTGACGGAATTTTAGCGCCTCTAGTATAATAAGAAATAGCAGATTGCGAAATTCCTGTTAGTTCTGATAATTCTTTTTGCCCTATGCCTTTAACGTCCATAATCCAAATAAGTCTTCTTGAAAATTCCCTCCTCCATAATTCTTCTGTGTTGAACAGACCTTCCTCCTGAGTCATAAACCTTGCTGTATGCTCTAAAGCGTCATAATACACAAAAGACCCATCGTCTAAAGTAGCCTTATAATAATCAGTCTCAAGCTTCTCCCACTTAATTGTTCTTGCAGCATCAGTTCGATATAGCCAGTTAAATTGATCCCACACATAATCGTCATATGTCGCTGGAGTTGCTGAGTTCAGCTCTGATACAGTAATCTCCTTGCTTGTAACATTTTTATTCAATAATCCCATAAAATCTCCAAAATATAATTTTTGTCATACAATAATTCATTTCTGCCTAAATGTCTACGCGAAATTCCAATCGGAGGCAAAAAAACGTAATTTTATCACTATAGTGTTATTTTTACATTTTTTTGACTACGATTGGAAAAACTCATAGACATTTATCCAAAAACTTAATTATTGTCATACAATAATTCATTTTAGCCAAAAATAGGCCATTTTTAGCCCAAAATCGGCCATTTTTGACCATTTTTTCGGTATTTTTGATTTTTTGTCATACAATAATTCGACAGTTTTGGATAAATCCACCCTTTCAGGATTTATCCAAACGTAGACATTTAGCCAAAAACCGAATTATTGTCATACAATAATTCATTTATTGTCATACAATAATTCCTCATTTCGAATTATTGTCATACAATAAATACCATTTTTAGGCACTTTTTCGATTTATTGTCATACAATAATTCAGAAAATATCACCATTTTCGAGTGACTCAGCGTACATTTTTAATGCGTTTTTGACTATTTCAGACTTGCTTTGTATGCCGGTAGAGCTAATTATCTTGTTCATATTCCTTGCATCTTCGAGTTTTAATCGTATGCAAAGCCGACCTACAGTGTTTTCAATCATGTTTCTTCTAGGTCTACCCCTATGTTTTTGGCTTTCCGTACAAATATCACTCCCTTTCTGGTAAAAAAGAAGTGCGGTGTATCGAACCAACACTTCTTTATTGCCTCATCTTTCGTAAACCTTTCCATAAAGCCAATTAATAAACTTAACAGCTTCAGCTATTTGATCTGCGTATAACCCATTGCCCATACCATTTCTAAAATATAACTCATGAGCAATGACTGACAAATTTTGTATTACTCTATTTCTTGTTTTTTCAGGATCATCGATTTTAATAACTTCTTCTTTTACTACCATTGTCTACTTCTTTCTGCTACTATCTACTATTTTAGAACAGCCAAAAATATCAACAGAAGCAAACAAGAAATCAAGCGAAGAGAATCCAGTACAGCTGTCTCGAACTCGGCGTCATAAATAAGCAACGCAAAATTCAATCCGGCGGCACACGCAAATATAACCATTGCAATGATTCTAATTACATTAAAAGCAATCAGCATTGTCGTCTCCGCTTTCTTCATTTAAATCTATAATCGCATCGATGAACCAATCCAATGAACCCTGAATAACAAGGGTCTTTTCTACTCCGCCATGCCCAAATATAACTCTTACCGATTCGTTGTCCTCGTCGGCTACAATTCTTCTTATGTCTCGGCACGGAACGATACCCTTGAACTTTGGAAGTCTGAATTTCCAACATTCTCCAAGACCGGGAAGCCAGGTTATTAACTGTATTCTCTTTTCAGTTTCCATTCTCTTTCTCCTTATTTATTCAAGTAACTGTTTAATTGACGCGTTTATTTCTTCCATTTTCTTCAGATATTCTTTACTCTCATTAGTAAGGCTTTTCATTTTACTAAGGCACCATCCTCACATTTTAGCCATATGGAGTTTAGCAAAAATACGATACACCCTATGATACCGAGAGTATTTGAGATGGTTTCTGCTCATTTTGCAGTTATAGTAATCAAAATCTTTATTGAACTTATGCACCTGATCTATCATGCCGTGTTCTCCTTTCTATACAATTTACTGAAATATCTGTTCTCATTGAAATTCTTCTTCTCTTTAATCGCTCGGTTTATTGCCAGATCAATCGGAGCCCTACTTCTTAAATGGTAATAATATAAATCTTTGAATGGAGTGTTCAATCTGTCTATTCGACCGGAAGCTTGAGCCATTACTTTATAGCTATAATTCTGTGAGAAAAATATAACTGTATCTGTTGTTATGCAATTCCAACCCTCGCACGCTGATGTGTATTGGCAAAGATAACACCACTTCTCTCCATCCGGAATAGACTCATGCTTATGACCGTTCCATTCAGAAACTTTGAATCCATATGCAGCATCTCCAAGAGTCGTTTTTAAGATTTCCAGTTCATAGTCGAAGTTGTAAAATATAATTGCTTTTGGATGATCTTCCAAAATGTCCAATAAGCTGCATACTCGATCCGGGTCGCTGTTTACAAGTCTTCTTAACACATAGCACAGTGCAGATGCATTTTCACACGGTTCTTCCTTCCATTGGTTCCACCGATTTCTTCCAAGCTCTCGATACTTTCCTCTGTCATATTGACACCAAATATCAATGTGATGAGCCTCGGTTGGACGTTCAAATTCCATATCGACAAGAACACGATCTCGGAAATGCTCAAGTTTTTTTGTTCCTAAATATCTGTCAACCTTCCAATAATTGCCCATTCTTCGGAGCTGTACATGCTCTCTCATGAATTCTGACCTGTTTTTATAGAATCCATTTGCAACAAACACCGGAATATAATCAGTCCATGTATCTCCCGGAGTAGCACTTAAAAGAATCCATTGGTTTGCTTTTGTGATCTTGATGAAAGCTTTAACCCATGCACCATTTCCGATAACCCGCTGCTCATCAAATATAAAGAATGCATCAGACACTCCAGAATATTTACTGATATTATTCCATGAGTCAATTTTCACAGTTACGCCATTGTTGTCCCCAGCGCTTAAAAGAAATGACCCAAGTTCTTTGTCCCATTCGAAAGTGTCTCGCTTTCTGGCAGTGGTAATAATATAAAGGTCTTTTGGCATAGTCATTGGCTCAAATTTCGGTTTGATTCGACCTGCACAAACAAATACGTGGTAATAAGCCAATGCTGTGATCGACTTTCCGGAACCAACTCCTCCACATAAGATACATCCGTTGTGCATATGCTTAAGAGCTTCTCGTTGATGCTCATAAAGGTTAACAGACATTTTTACACCTGCCAAATACAATTATTAAAAAATGAATAGCAGTTGTATTTTTACTGCTATTCATTTGGCCTAGAGTTTCTTACTTTCTTTATACAATTTCCAAACTTTCATTGAAAATATAAGTCCGCAATGAACTATTTCTATAAACTTATGAATGTCAGACCAATATGTGTCTGCTGTTCTTTCCATATTAGTTAATAGTTCATCAACAATTTTGCCTCCGTGCTTGGAAATATAATCAGAATGGCTCATTTGCCTCACCTCCTATATTAGGAGCTGTAAAACTTACGACTAATAATCTACCTAGAAAAATTCGTTATCACTCTTCCGTTCGCACAATAAAATCCGCCAACGTGGTGCACGCAATTCTGATGACAATAATATAGATTAGGAGCTTTCCAATCAGACACTTTATCTCCAAATTCACATTCATTACAGCACACTATTGTCTTGCTCGGAATGGCACAAATATCATTAACTACTTTTTCACTATTTGTTTCAATGTATCCGAACACAGTTAATGAATCGATGTAGTTCAAAACATCTTGTCTTTTTATATACTCGTTCATTCAGATTTCCTTCTCTTTAACTACAAAAAAAGAAATGGGAGCTGTATTTAGCTCTCCACTTCTTTTCTAATGATGTAATAATGATCTGTGATCTTATACCCATATTGATCGATATAGATAAGAGTCCAGCTATCTCCAGACCTCCAATCCTCGGCAATATCACGTTCAGAGCAGAGACCGTCATTACGAGTATCGTGGGCTCTCTTAAACCCATCAAGAATTCGTCCGACTCTCTCCCGCTCAAAATAAACGCCAATAACCTGAATTGATTTGTCCGAATAATCTGGTGCCTTTATCGTGGTCATTTTCATAAGAATATAAACTTCGTTCATTTATTTCACCTCCATTTTAAGAGGTGTATAAATTACGATTTAGGCTAATTTGTGCATGTAATCTTATACGGATCAAAAGTTGGAGTGTCTCCAGGAATATTGACGTATCTGATTGGATTATCGACATACGGTGTTGTATGCAAAGCTACCTGATACTCAGCAGAATACTTTTTGCATGTTATGTACACCTCAACGATTTCTTTTGGAATGCTATCAAAATTACTAATATTTTCCAAATATCTTTTTAACTCAGTCGTTCCTTTTTCATATGCGTCCCTATACTTACATACATTTCTGTGAAGGCATACCGAGCATTCTTTAATAAAAATATCGCATTCGTTTGTCATTTCACTTCCTCCTTTGGTGGATAAAGTAAACAGCTTAATCGCCTACAGCATTCAGGACAAATGTCAGGAACATGCTCATTAGGATAATTCAATGTAATAATTTGCTCGCAAATAATGCATGGCTTACCATAGGTCATACTGGGCTGCTTATTTGTAATGACTCGATTTTCTATTGAATCAGGAAAGCTCATTGTGCAATCAAGAGTTCCTTCGTCTACAACTTCACTCATTTGTCTATTCTCTCCACATAAATCATTTCGTGAGGACGTAAATCATCAACCTCTTTGAATTCAAATGTTTCAAAGCGTTCAGGATGATTCTCTGGATCTTTGCAAGGTCCGTTTAATGCATATCTGGAATCGAAGGTATGAAGGCAATAACCACCTTTGCTTTTGCAACCCATTTTGCATTCCGGTTTCTTTTCATTACAAATATAACAGACCTTCTTAACTGGCTTGTTTCCTTTTAGTAGGCTCAACCATAGTCCTCCTCAATATCTTCTACTCCGGCTTCATAAATATCATTTCTCCACCAACCGATACTTACTTTGCCAGTAACAGTGTTTGTTAAAACCTGAACCGTACAATTTTCATAAATTTCTTCCTGGTCATAAACATCCATGTCTACAGACAGAATTTCTTCATCCTCATTCTCCACTTGGATGGTACTCCTTTAAAACTATGTTTGCACTGACACGGTCCATGCCGATGTTCTCAAGATTTTGATACGCCTGCTCTATCTCCTGCTCATTGCCACTGATTTTTGCAGACCATAAAATATCAATCAGATCCCTCAGCATTTTCGTTCTCTCTTTCTTTAAGTTCTTCCATTTTCTGTCTTACTTCTTCTCTCAGTTCTTGGTCTTCCCTTTTACGTCTCTCAACTAGTTTAAGATACTCTTTATTGGCGGTACTGATGAGCATCTTTTTAACCGCGTCTGTCATGATGATTTTTTCTTTTTAACTCTCCAAGTTTTTTCGTATTCTTCTTCTGCGGCTTTCTTGAGCCGTTCCATTTCTCTGCGAACTTTTACTTCTTCGATGGCAATAATTTGTTTGATATCGTTCTTATACTTAGAGTACGATGGGCCAAATATCTTTTTAAGTGTTGCTGCATAAATTCCGGCTTCATAACTAAACCAATCTCCATCCATGCATTTAACAACAGTCTTAGTTCCATCTGACCAGAAAACTATTGTAGCCGGTTCATTAAATATAACCTTTTCAATACTTAATGAAACTTCTTTTATTTTGTCGCTTACTGCCAATAAATCAGTCACATTAGGAACGTTTCCAGTATGCTCAATAGGAATAAACATACCAGGTTTAATTTCTGCAAAAAATGCTTTATCATTATTTTCGTTAGGTCCCATATTACTCCTCTTTAACAGAAACAATTTCTACAAGTTCTGTAGGTATGCCGCTATTGTCTGAATCAATGACAACAGCGTCAACGCCGATGGAATTGTCAGGCTTACCAAATATAATGTTATTAGGCTTAGGTTCTTCACGTTCTACTACGTTCTGCTTCTTTCTGACTTTAATTACTTTCAATTTTGTTCTCCTTAATCAAGAAACATCTCTGGAGTCTTCTTAATATTAAGATCTACAGGAATCGGGAAATGGAGGTCTCTAAGTCTGGCAAAATATAACACTATCCATTCTCCGTCGCCAAGAATCACGTTCTCAAACTGATAACCATTCCAGTAATCAGCAGAAATATAAATGTTGTCCTTAACGATTCCATCTCCTGTGAAGTTCGCTTTAATGATGAGAATATAATCACCGGTGTCATCTGCACTAGGATTTCCGGTCTTCCACAATTCATTTTTACCGTGGACAATCTTTACATGCATGTTCTTTTGCTCATCGCAAATCATGTCTTCGGCCATTTCAAGACCATCGACAAAGCCTTCAACATACATTGAGTCCTTCGTGACTTTCGTTTTCATCATTAATCGAGCTTCTTGAATCTTTTTTAACACTCTGGTTGCCACACTCATAAATATCCCTCCTATCTCTTATTTCTATACAATCATAGACCTTTGCCGTTGTTGGTCTTATATATCGTATCTTGCTATCGGGAAGAGCCAATCTAATTGCAATAATACTCATTACAACAACAGCTGTAACGAGCAGGAGAATAGCTATTATTGCAATAATATCAGTCAGTTTCATTAGAATGGGAGATCGCTGTCGTCCTCATCCATTGGTGAAGCAAAATTGCCAGACGGACCACCAATAATCGGGATTCCTGCAAACTCTTCATTGTTATCGAAATCATCTTCCCGAATATAAACAATAAGCTTATTCAGATATGCTGCAATTCCAACATTAGGACCTTTTTCATAAGTGCAAAGAGCTACTTTCACGTCAGCCCGCTCAATGAACTCATGGTCAAGATTTCCTACTGTATCAATATCAAGCTGCATTTTTCCTCTTGGAACAACTCTCCAAATTGCTTCCGGGGCAATTTTTCCGAATGTAATTTTGAGAGAGTAGCTAGGTTCCCCTTCTCCGTCTTGAGGAAGCCGAGTCTTAATATTGCAACCTCTGATCACATTACCCTTGGTGCCATGAAGCTCAACATTGCGAAGATCTTCAGCCATTTCCTGAGTAAGTTCAATGCTGAAATATCTTTTTCCAATCGGGTTTCCCTGAGAATCCTGACCAACTGGGGCATTATACTCACCTACTGCACCAGAGAAATTTCTCCAGGTTCCCGGAAGGATGCGGACGTTTTTAAATACTTTCATTACAGATGACATTTTTTAATCTCCTATTTTTTATATTTTTAAATATAATTATGAGGCGGATGCAGTATCTCAGTACTAGCTTAATCCACCTCGTTTATTTCTTTTTGCGTTCTTCGCGTTTTGTTGGCAGCATAACAATACCCTTTTCGAGATACTTAAGCTGCCTTGAATGATTAAGCTGATTATGCCTCCGTGCTTTCTGAGCCATTACTGTTCTTCCTTTCATAAATATAAATGTAAGCCATACCAAGCACAGCCGCAATGACAATCAAACTTGCAATGCAGCATGTGAAAATATCAAGGAACCGCATACCAGTAAAGAATTTAATCATCTTTTATACCTCTCTGTGAATGGAGGATAAGTTTCTCCAGCGTATTCATGGATCTCCTTATCCATTTTCTCAGTTGACCACCAATAATCCTTATCGTTGTTTTCTTCTCGATCAAAATCAAACAAATCGCCATACTCTTTTGCGATTTCAGTAATTGACTCCATCATCTGAGTGCAAATATCACCATTGATGATGCCCATACGACCAAGAGCTAAAATTGCCATATCAATTCCATATGCAGTTCCATTGTCTAGGCCTTCATTGTATGCTTTCTGTCTGATTGGATCGAACTTCTCAGTCACAAATTTATTAAGGAGAGCAGCAAAATATCTATCGTGGTCCGCTTTAGTATAGAATGCGGCATAGAATTTATTCTTCGGCGCCATTTTCTGACTCCTTTTTCATATATCTGCTTCGCTCATAATCTATAAGATCCTTACAAGTTTTACAGAGATATACGTCATGATTAATTTCGTCTTTGTAAAGAGGACCATGTGAATCGCCACAAACCCGACACTTTACAACAGTTGATTGAAGTTTGTTTTTCATTTAGTCTCCTTAAATATCCATATGACTGCACCGAGAATACAAGCTAGTTCGTGGTCAGACAAATCCGTTTTTCTATTAATAATTGGCCCGACAGTGCTTGTAGCAGTCATTAATGTTTGAGGTAATCCAATCACTATTCTATTTCGGCGCTTACTATATTCAATGCTGTACCCATCATTTGTGCTAAGGAAATCAGCCATCAAACTACTCCTCTTCCTGTAATGGGCAATAACCAGAATGCCGGAAATTCGCCATTGATACAGGATAGGGATATGGTGGATCAGCTTCTTTCAGTTCTTTTGTCAACCTTGCTCGAAAACATTCCTTTGGGCAAATATCACTATTGTAATTAGAGCAATGACAGAAATCACTATGGTCATACTTAAATTGGTTCATTTTTATTCTCCGATGGATAATATTTTTTAATTATTTCTTCATCATAATAAGGACAATTGCTCCATCTTTTATAGCATCTGTCGCACCCATTTGGAGCTTTACAGGATACTCCATGATCTCTTAAAAGAAAATAAAACTTACACCTACTTTTTACATTAGGACTCCAATCTGGCCAATATCCTTCTTTAAGTATCTTTTTTATTTTCCTCACTTTGAAGTTCCTTTTCCATAGACTCAATCATCCAATCCAAATATACTCTGGCTTTTTTCAGATCTTCGAGGCCATTCTTTTCACGGAATCTCCAAATGTACTTAAGAACATTCCCTTTACAGTAATCTTGAAAACCAGAAGGAGGCATTGATGCTTCAATTGCTTTGATGCACTCAATACCTCCCTGTGTATAGTGGTTCGGATGATTGACATTGTCATGGGATATCCCTTTTACCTTTGTTTTATTTGGAACATCCTGATCATTATAAACAGAAGCCGAGTCTTTTTCTTTTGGAATAAATCGTGAGTTTGGTATGTTATTCAAACACTCATGCTCACGATCTCCATAACAAGTTCTTCCAAAATTTAAACATTCATTGCATAACTCGAAAATATCAATCATCTCCTTTTAGCTTGAAAACCATTCAAAGTCACCGAACTTGCCTATTGTTTCAATGGCATCGTCAACTAATGAAATATAAAATGTCTCGTCAATGTCATTCTCACGGCCTTGTTCTTTGACCACTTCTGATTCCAGCCAACGATATCCAAGCGCTCCGGCGGTCGAAGCATATTTGCCATTTTCCCCACGAACCAACACTCCGCCACCACGTCCCTTTTTAATTGGACAGAATTGGCCTGTTTTTCCAATGAATTGATAACAATGATGTCTGGCAATTTCTTCTTTGAGGTCTTCAATCGTATAATTAGACAAGTCGAAATTCAATTTTCGAACTTTTTCAGGATGCGCAGCGTTATACTCTCTGGTTGCCAACTCTTTCGCAAACACTTCATCATCAGGAAGATTTTCATTAAAGTCCAAATATAACGCTGAAGTTGTGTTTACAGTTTCGCACATGTCTGAAAACTCAATAGGCTCTTTACTGAAAAGCTTCTTAAAGACATAAGGAACTGCAAATTGCTTTCCGGTTGCTGTCCATTGACCTGGACTTTCTTCATCATCAGCTGCACACTTAGCAATATAAACAGCATTGTTAACTAAGCAGATCTTTTCAAATTTATGTTCAACTTCAAACGTATAGCCATAACGTTTGCCAAAGTTAAGAATATAATTCTGAAGATCTTTTGACGGATTGGCTACTTTTATACTATCTGTTTTGATATGGATAACCTCTCCGCCCCTAGCAATTACTTCACTAAGCAAGTCGATCATGAATAATGCTCCACGCTTGGCAACAATATTATCTTTATTCCGCACATCTCTAAATGGACTTTTATATCCATCTCGTTCTGTCTGAGCAGTTAAACCATATACACTGTTAATGACAATTTTCAGAGCATTTGACAAAGCTTTAGGATTACTGTCAGCCGTAAGATACTTTGCAAGTTTACCGCCAAACATCTTTCCAGCTCTCTCATAATCCTTATGCTTAATCGCAATTCGAGCTTCCATTAAGTCATTGAAAATATCAGTGTACTCACCAAACAAGTATTCGGAGGTAATACTATGCGGGTGCATTGATGCTACGTCATAGGTAATTACATTCTGATACATTCCTGGCTTTGCCCAAACGAAACCGCCTTCACCTGCAAATTGACCTTTGTATGATGACCTTTCATCTTTTGGCTTGGAAATATCAAATGTATAGCCTTCAAAGTATGGCAGCAGACTCTTTGCTTCGCCATGTGGTTCAGCCATCATTTCAGGAAAATTCTTCCTGAGGAATTTTTCCATATTAGGATCTAAATCAAATATAGGTTCGGCAAGATTCCTGTAATGGAAATGAGACTGAGGCTGCTTATTGGTTCCAAATATCAATTTTGCAGATAAAGCATTAGTCGTATCATTGATTGCACCTTCTGCCAAATCAGCAAGAATTTCTCTGGCTAAGAAGTCCCCTTGAAGATGTTTCCACAATGCTTCTGTAGCGATAACGTCATTAAGACAATACTTAGCAACTTCATCCCACATATCGTCTGGAACAGGTTGATCCCATCTTAGGCCAAGTTCCTGATGATGCTGTCCTAATTCAATTTCCCATTTTTTCAATCCTTGCTTTTTTGCAGGAAATTCAAGCGTATCGGCATAATGAATATTCCATGCGCTTCCAATATATCCATCTCGATTGTTTGATGTTATTTTGGAAGAACGTTTAAATACTTCAGGTATGCTGTCTCCTAAAATAATTCCAGCAGCTATATGATTGTCGTAAGACCTTGTATTATGACCTACAAGTTTATACTTCAATAGCTGCTCTATAATTTTTGGAGAAGGATTTAAAATATAATGAGGATCTTTATCAACAGCTTTGTATGCTACCAGATTTCCATTAGGAAATACTTCGAAGTCCCAGATAACAATGTCGTCACTTGCATAACCAGTGAACACATTATTATCCAATGGCGCCTCTGACTTAAATTTCATTTGCGGGATTAAAGCCATACATTCCTGAGCATGATGAGTACTCCTTCCGGCAAATGTTGTGAGAGCAGGCCTCATATCACTTACGTCATAATCCATTCCACTTTCATAAGCATCATCAAGAATTTTCTTAATGAATTTAACGCTTGTAACAGTTGCATGTGGGGGATACTCTTTTAACATACTTCGCCGAATGACAGTTCTTATTGCTGTTTCATTTTTTAATCCGTCAAAATTTATCACTTTTTTCTCTTCTTTTATTGGCAATCCGCTGCTTATGCTTGCTATAGGAATATCATTGCAACGAATTACTTTTCTTCTTAGGGAACTCTTACCTGTAAATACTTTAACTTCGATGCCATCTTCATAGATTCGACTTAGGTCATCGGCATTTCCGCCAGTGTAAATATAAGTAAGATGAAGCCCTTGACCTCCTTTACTTACTTCAGCATATGTCTTTGGCCATTTAGATGCTGCTTCGATATTACGTTCAAGAGATTTGTTCCCTTCTCTATCACGAAGATCAAAGTCAATTACAATCCAATTTTTATACTCGTCGGGAAAAAACAAATAGTGAAGCTTATCAGTTGAAATATCACTTAACTTTGTCTTCACTTTGTCCCATGGTTTAATTGGAGTTTCATCTTCTTTAGCATACTGTGCAGGCCAATCCTTACAAATATCATCCATTAACGAATGCGTGCAATTCAAATCAAGCCAGTTGTCAGACTTCTGTGCAGGCTCTTTTTTCTCATCTTTTGTCTTCTTGGGAGATGTCTCTGCTGCATCCATAACAACATTTGTAAATTTATCAGTTATGAAACCTTTGTACACATTCCAGGCTCGAGCACCTGTTTCATCGACAGCATCCCGCTCTACAAATTCTTTAAAATATGATTTCAATTCTTCTTTAAATACACGCTGCTGATAACGAAACGGCACCCTTGCATCATCGCAGTACTTATTATACCGTTCCCATGCTATCTTTAACGTCGTTCCATTTTCATTTTTGAATTGCTCATAATATTCAAGAACAAAGTTGTAGAAGTCATTCGATGCTCCAATCATTGACGTCGGAATGTAGTCATCATAATATTTCGGATCTTCCTGATAAATATCAAGACAATGCTTTGCAATGCCGCCAAGCTCAAACTTAATCTTAGCCATTAATTTGTCATACTCAGATCTAGGAACTTTCTTGCCTGATGGAGAAACGTCTATCAACCTTCGTATAATACCTGACTTTGAGTCTGTGATCTTGACGGGTTTATTTGTTCCCATAAATAAAAAGCTGTTAAACTGCATAGTGTAAGCAGTTTTGAACTTCTCATTCACTACCATTAATTCATGAGCTACAAGACTATTAAGCCGAGTATTATCTTCAATTCTACTTAGGTCACCGTCATGCTGTATTGCAACAAGAGGATTTGACTTAAATGCCTCGAGTGCAAACACGTTTGTCGCTGATCCAAGCGCTCGTGAATCAAAAATTGAAAAATATCCATCGAACAAATCCTGCATAATGTTAAGCACAGTTGACTTACCTGTTTTTGGAGCACCATACATCACAATAAATTTTTGAATATACTTTGAATCACCGGACACAACAGCTCCTATTGCCCATTCAAGCTTATGACGCTCCTCCGGTGCATACAGCACATTCATTAATTCATTCCATGCAGAAATATCACATTCTTCCAATGGATACTTTAATTTCTTACTTGCATAATCAGCCTTGGTAGTTTCAGTGTTTGAGAAAACCAATTTTTCATCAAGGGGAACAAAGTTGTCTCGGCATTGATTTCTAAGATAGCTGTGCCATTTATCGACCATCTTATTGTCGCCATCCCACATATACAGGACATTAACATCTTTTGCTTCGGGATGATCTTTTTTGAATTTCTCAGCATAAATATCAAGCTCACGGTCAATAAGATTTAATGCAGTTTGCTCAACCGTCGACCACAAATGATGTTCTTCATCCCAAACAGCGTAGAAATCTCCGCCTCGAATCATTACATCTGAGTTTAATCCTACTATGAATTTCGGATAGATTTCATATACATCTTTCCCCGGTTTTGCCTTTCTAAACCAAGGTTTCATAAAATCAGGCATTACATGTTAATTCCCCTTTCTCCGAAATATCAAAGAGGAACTTATTCTTCAGTCTTCCCCTCTGTGTCTTCTTTAAATACGACGGTTCCGGACTTATTTTCAATCTCAACTTTTTTCCCCAACCGTCTTTTAACAGCTTTTACGATGCCAATTCCAACATTAATAGTAAAAATAGCCGAGAATACGCCCATGGTCATTCCATAACCGAAATCCTTACCAAGTTTCTTTACTTGCTTTGCTGTCATCATCGGAAACTCAATTTCAAATACATATTTCTCGTTTTCCATTTCTTATTCTCCTTTTAAATATATCAATACTGATCGTATAATTCGCCTAAGTACCAATTCATTTGATACCATAATTCTGCATTTCTCATATCAAGATCAGGATTCTTAATCGAAAATAATCCGCCATCACCATTCCGACAATAATTATGGTCTATTACATTAGATACTATTCGTGAAACCATATACTCATCGTAATACTCATCCGAATATCTATCCAGATGAGTATTCTTGAGCATTCCGCAGAACCATTCACCGGAACGATCACCTACTTCTGGATCTCCCATGATATGGTCCTCACATTTTCGCGCAAGTGCAGTCATCATTTCAAGCATATTGCAGTCATGAGTCAAATATCTATACACGTCATGATATGTGTATTTAAGTTCGCTCAATCCCTCTATTGCTTCTATGAAACGGAACCGCATTTCGATCCCATCCTGAACGCGATTACAGTCGTTTGGGTAAATAGAAGTGAAGTTAATGGAATATAAATACTCCATCAGCTTCACAAAACTAACCCCATACATGTCGCTGCACCAATTATTTGTTAGGCCAATCAACCAGTGTTTATAATCGTTACGAATCTGGTCCCTCATTATTGTCCTTTCTGTTAGGTTGCCGACATGTAATCTGAATAAGTCATATCCTGTGTGCAAATATCAATGTCAAGATTTGCATCGAAATTCCTAACGCATATTTCATCTTTACGCATCTTACGAATATAATCAATTGGATCAACAGGATTATTGTCATCAAGAAGCATCAAATACCCAGTCAACCAATCTCGTGGGTCAGTTCGCTCGTACATTTCATCGGTGAAAACGTCATCTGAGAATCGGAACAAGGTTACTTTGGTCCTGTCATTTGTATAACTTGCAAACTCAGATGGAGTTATTTCATACAAATATCCAGGAGCGTCAACCTGAGTATCGTCCTCAACTTCTGTGTCCGGATACTCTTCCTGCTCTTTTTCTTTTTCCTGACGAATCTTCTCAGCATAAATAGAAGGGTCAGGTTTATTCTTTGCAGCTGCTGCTTTCTCGATTGCTTCTTGATTAATTCTGGCAAAAGTTTCTTTAACGGATTCAATTTCTTCCTGTGCCTGAGCCCTATACTTTTCTTTAACAGCTAACCATGTGATTACTGATCCTATAGCCGACCCAGCAACAAATATCAATGGCTCTTTAATCGTCTTCAGATTCAAATTCATTTTCAGTTTCATCGGCAAGCCCACCTCTCTTTATAAATGAAATTACAAATTTCTCCACCTGGCATTTTTCCAGATCATCTTCTATACCTTCAAGTCTTTTCGAAATATCATTGTATAGAGATTTAATCTTCTTCATGTCCTCTGGATTTGATTTAGGTTTTAGCTCCGGTGCATATGTATCAGCCTGTACTATATACTTATTAAACGCCATTCAATTTCCTTTCAAATATCAAAGAAGATCCATTACATTTCCATCTACATTGAAATCAAGAATAACTGACTCTGCTTGATACTTTTCATCATAGAATTCAATTGGAACAAACTCAATTCTGTTATCACCTGTCGGATAATCAGGGTCATAATGCCATCCAACGACCTGACCTTCTTTGGTACGATCAAAGCCAAGCCTATCATATACTTCATTCAGGAAGACCGTGTGATTAGGTCTGTACCTAAGAAGCATGTTGAAATAATCCTGTGCCTTAATAATATAGTCTCTGTTGTACCAAGATGTCGCCAAGTCGCCAACATCTCCATCAAACTCTTTGCTATGCTCCTTATCAAATATCCGAGCATACATACTATAGCAATCAAGCTCGTCCTCAATTGTAGACCTTACTACTTTTCTGGTCTTCGGGGCACCGTTCTTATCAAGTTTCTGCTTTCCATCCTTATCGAGATCAGGAACTGCATACTCCTTATTCTTCAGTCCAAAACGGAACTCACGATCGGCATCTTCACCGAGAATATCAATTACGTTCTGTCTATACTTAGCATACTGGCGCTCCATAAGAGTGCATGCTGCCAAAGTGCTGACATAACGATTATTCAGTTTGCCGTAGCCAATAGACATTAAAGCTATTGATCCAATTTCAGTAACTGCCACAGGAGCATACAATTTACCAACTTTAAAACCAGCCTGAATATAGGCTTTAACAAGGGCTTTGCGATAGTCATTAATCGGAAGAACTCCCTCAACTTCTTCTTCATCAAATCCCTCCACAGGTTTTTTTGCATGCACTTCATCCAGAATATCCTGAACATCGCACATAACTGCATCATGTTTCTTTGCGGCGCGCCACATTAAATATAAACTAGCGACAGATCCTACTGCTCCAACACAAAACGCAATTGTCGGACCTGCTTTATACATCTTGATCGCAGTCTTGCTAACGACCGGATTATTTGCTATTGTCTCTTTCAAATTCATACTTTTTGCCTTTCTAAAATATAATTACATTAATTCCAGGAGATTTGTTTGCCCTGGAACTTGCTTTTTCTTGACCATGCGAGCTTTATTCATTGGTATCTTTCTTTTTGTATGAGATTTATAAATTGCATAAATCTGGGCATCAGGCATATCAGAGATCCTTTGACCTCTGATAATGCCCGAAGGATAAATAGTAATGAGCTTAGCCCGCATTTCCTGAATTTCTCTATCCATAAATATCAACGAGGCAGGATCTTAGCTTTCGGAAGAGTAATAATGTATCCTTCTTCAGCCTGACGAACTTCTGCAAAATCCAGATTCTGCCAACCCCAATCCTGAAGAGTATAGTTAGATGTTGGAACTTTTGACAAATTGTACATATCGAGAACTGTTGCGACCCGGCAGCGTGCAATTTGATTCTTCAATTCTGTAAGAACTGCATCTGCCTCTCCATACGTCGGATACGTAAATTCATCATAATCAAGCTGAGTGGCCATAGTTGGTTTTGGCGTCGCTTGCTGCTGATAGTAATTGCTATACGAATATCTTTCGGCTGGCAATTTACTTCTATCAACTGGTTTATAGTCAGAGTAAACCATCATCCTGACTGCATTTGTCACTGTGTCGATAGCTGCCTGAATGAATGACCAAGATAAATCTTTAATTTTAGGGGCAACCCACTGTGTCATCAGTCCCTGTTCAATGTCTCTAAAGTCTTGTGCAAATATCATTCGTAAAAGCTTATTATTCTTTTTCTTACGAACAGTCGGCTGCTTAGACACAACAGCATCCAAAGCTTTCTTATTTTCTTCTTTCGATTTATTCGAATTGGACGGGTAATTATCCATATTAAATATCTCCCTTACATTCTATCTCTTGCCCAAGAAGGTACATAATGCGGAGGAACTCTGAAGTTCAGAACCCAGCATGGCCTATCGTCAACAATCAATGATGTTGGACTCAATTCAATCAATCCTTCTTTATCGAGTCGCCACATAAGACTTTCTGCTGAACCAGCCTGAGGAAGTCCAAGTGCCAAATATACATCATTAAGTGTCGCATAACCATCAAATGCCATTGCTTCTTTCAACATGTTCTGATTGACAGCATTTATCTGGCTTCGAATATAATCTATATCGGAATAGAAATATCTTCCGCTCCAATAATCAAAGCACAAAGTCGTGCCATCTCGCGTGTCATATACATTGATGATATGACCTTCGTCATCAGTCAAAAGTTCCATACGGTCACGCATTATTTTCTGACCGATTTCTTTCTCTTTTTTATCCCCGACAACTTCTTTTGTCGCATTTCTATACTCATTCAATGCAGTCTCAGACAACTGATATGCTGCTGCCATTGCTGCCGTACGCTTAAGACCTTCTTTCGTTGACAGCACAGCGCACACTGCTCCTCCTGTAAGAGCTAAAGCTGATGGAATATAATACTTCCATCCAAGTTTAACAACTTCTTTAGGAGGAATCTCAATTGCATCAGTATCGACCGGAACGATAGTGTCATTATTCTGAGCCTGAATATCTTTTGCTATTTCGTCCTTCTTATCTTCTACTTTTTTGCACGTCTTTACAGTCGCAACAACTGCCAAAGGAACTGCCGCAGCCATCAAGCTTATACCGAATCCTGTCAAAACTTCTGGCTTATGTGCTTCTGCCAGTTTAAAAAGATTAAGCCATGACCGTTTAAAATCGACTTTCATATAATCTTCCTTTCCAAATATAATTTTTGAAAAAGAAAAAGAGGCTGTTAAACCTCTTTCGCTTCTTCAGTGCCATTATTATCGACATTCTCTTTTGTCTGATCTGTCGTCGTGTACTTATAAAGTTCTCTTGCTCCCATGAATGTCTGTGCAAGACCGCCTACAATACCGGCAATGATCGAAACCAATTTAATAGTGTTGTCCATAATTTATTTAACACCTTCCTTTCTATTATACGGCTTGTAATTTTTACGAGATATCACTCTGTCGGGCCAATTCCGGAAAACTTCTTATAAGGTTCTCCGCAACCATAGCCATAGCCCCATGCAAATGCTTCGCCGTCAGAACTAAATTGAGGCTCCCAAGTAAACTGAACAACATTGATTTTTTCGCCTGTACTCTCATCTGTAATATTCCAGTGCTCAAAATCAATCCATGGCTCAATTCCCCAGTCTTCCATCATAATTCCTACGTCATATCCATATGCATCTCCAAATTCTTCAGGAAACATGTCAATTATTCCAAGAAATGCGAAGAACTCTCTGACAGAAGCAGAACCACGCAGAGCAAAATTTCTGTTTAAATGGTACTCCGCCTCTATTACGTCAGCTGCAGTAGACTGGAAATATATATCGCCATGATCTGGAATATCTTTTATGCAAAACCATTCTACACCGGGCTCAGATTTCTTATGGTCTAAGCCCTGAACTACCTCAGCAGCTACAGCCGGAGCAGCGAGTGCACGATATCTTGCCATTTTGTCTCTGGCTGAGATGAATGCCGAATTTATCATGCTATTATATGCAATCCATTTCTGATTCGATTTATGGATGCAATAAATAGTTGTTGCCGCCGATGCAATAACCGGAGCATAGTTTCTGATTGTATTTTTAACTATTTCTTTCCGAGTCATTTTGTTTTCCAGATTTGCATCCTCGGGAATTTTCTCGGATTCATATTCAACCTGCTTTCTTGTGCAAGCGATTGCAAAACCGGTAGTAACCAGTACTCCAATTGCAGCATACATAGAATATGCTTTTGGAGAATCTAATTTCTTTAACGTAGCAAGAACCTTCTCAAATTTACTTGGATCAATTTTCAATTTTCGCATGTATGTTCTCCTTTATATTTCTTAAAAATATCTTTCAGATAATCAAATGGCGGGTCATACAATCCAGCTTTACCAGTTTTGTAATGGTAAATCATATGAACTCCAAGTTCTAAAGCAACAAGAAAACTTAGAACAAAGAACAATACACCCAGCATAAATATCAATCTTCCTTTCTCTTTATGCGGTAATTTCTATCTTTAACACTGGCTGAACTCCATATTCAGTCATTTCAACCAACATTGTAATCCACAACACTTCATGGCTCCAATATTTAGAATCTGATGGCAAATTTCCAAATGGCTCAAAATCTAATATCGTTTCCATTTGTCCACTATCATTATCAAATGTATTCAGAAAAACTGCCTCTGATTTAAGCAACGCGCCTGATAATTCGGCCAATGTCATAAATATCAATCTTCCTTTCTCTTTTCATTAAATGTTCGTATAAGTTCTTTTAGTTCTTCTTCAGACAAAATCTGAGTTATTAATAAATCATTTTCCATAATCACAAAAAATAAAGGCAGCTGTTTAAGCCGCCCAACCTAAATTAAGAAACCGGTCCCAACCATACCTTATGTTCTCCTGACAGCGTTCCTATCCAATGAAGATTTCCAGCCGTATCATAGTATTTGCAATATACTTCTTCATTTAGAACAGCATCTCTTAATTTATCTATCATGTTATTAAGGATAACTGTGTTTGCCCAATACGTTCTGTCAAAGCAGCATTGAATGACAAGTGGCTTTTCAATTTCATGAATCTCTTCACCGTCAACGAAATCATGATGAAGCACTAACTTATAGCGTTCAAATTTTATATCACTCACCGTCCGCTGCATCCTCATAAAGAATCTTCTTCAGCCTCTTTTTGCACTCATCGCATATTCTTGTGGTTGGGATATAGCTACCGTAGTTCCCGAATCCAAGCGGAATAAAACCATCACAAATCATGCAACTTGTACCAACTTGGCACGGATATGGTTCAAACTCAATAGTTCCAATGTTGTCTTCACTCATGTCCCGCCATCCATTCTTGCACCATTTGCACAAAAGAAATCGTCTCCGTGACACGCCGTGGTCAGAACACAATAATAACTATTGGAGTTACCATATATTCTTCCATAAAAGCAATCCTTACACCTTACCACTTCCGCAACATCTGCGGATGGGATTTTGTTGATTGCTGATTTCATTCTGTATTCCATATCTTCATCAATATAACCACGGAAACGATGAATTTCATTTAATGCGTCTTCACGCTTGATGTATTCAGCCATTCAAGTTCTTCCTTTACAATGTCATCTTTGTACCAATGTTCTTCTAAATTATAAATACCACAAACTTCTGCTATCTGTTTGCAAACATTAAATTTTGTTCTTTCGATAAAATTTGCCATTTCCTCATTCGACATGCGACGGATAAGGTCGGCATTGGTATCACCATTGACAAATTTCAGGAAATCATCTCTATTCAAGAAAATAGTATAGAGAACGTAATCAGCACAGATACGGACAGCTTCCTGTTCTGCTTCTGACAGCGTATTTTTGTTCCAATCCCCATTGACATCCTGACCATGAAATAGAAGATTTTCAAAGTAATGCTCAAGATTACTCATTTATCTACCTCTTCCTCTTCTCTTATGACTATTAGGTCACACTCTCCATTCTCATCTATCGAAACATAACTCGAGTCTATGCAATAACCATCCTCATTGCTCAAGCAGTTACTTACAGCACATCTCATAAAATACTTTTCCTCTTGTTGTTTTATTTTATACAAACTACAGTCGTAACAAGTTAGTTTAACGCATTTATGCCCTGTAAATTCACAATTTTGGCTTATCATACCAATGAATCTTTTATGTTAATAAATTCAGCACCAATTTTTGATAGAGTTTCATTGCCAGCAGCAGCAATTTTTGTCAAAGCATCGCGTATATCTTCTTTCTCCATTGGCTTACTTAACACTCTATCTAGAGTAATAATCTCACTAAATGGCAGGCTCTTAATCCAGTCACAGAAATCATGCCACTCGTCGAGTTTATGGTTCTTGCGCTTAGGATAGATACCAGCAAGCACTTCATAATTCAGCTGCACTGTACGCTTCTGGTTATAGGAACTTGGAAGAAGCTGGATCATTTGCCACCACCAGTACTTATCTTTGGTTTCGAGGTATTTATCTCTGTAAGCATTTAATACTCCAATAGTATCTTTTAAATTATCAAGCGCACTATCCTTATAATATTGATTATCCCATGTTATTAGAATCGGATCTTCATCCAGATGCTCATAAGAGAAATCATCAAGATCAAATTCCTTAGCAGCAATCTTATGCATGGTACTACAGCTATTCGCCACAGTGCCTACTTTGTAAGTGTCAATTTCCTTCCATAGATACAGTGGAGCCGTAATATCAACAGTGACATTGATCATACGCCGATACTTAGCATCAACCGATCCCGCTCGAGCAAGCCGCATCATAAGATGTTACTTCTGTAAAACATGGAGAGTGGGAAATCTTGGAATCATTTTCTCTGGAATACGATAATTCTCATAAAGATCGTTGCAGATGCACAAGCTGTGGATTTATTCATGAGTTTACTGACTTTCATTATGGCCAATATAATTTTTGCCCAGAGTGTGGGGCTAAAATGGATGGTGTAAAATGATAACATTAAAAGGCGGGGTATTTCCACATGTTGGAACTATTCCTAATGAATTTGAAGTTGCGTATCAGATTGTTTCAGAATTGCAAAGGACTAATGTGCTCAAAGTAAGAAAAGAAATGATCGGGGATACACCTTATTATGTTTGGGAGCTAAAAATAGAAACTATACATATAGGAGAAAGAACGAATGATTAAATTTGAGCATACAGAAGTAACCGGTTGGGAAGCTGCTATTCGTGGAATGAGAAACCCGATGAACAGTTGGGATAAGAGTGATACATTCTGCAACTTTGAAAAATGTAGTGAATGCTCTGACAGACCTAAATGCGATCATGAAATGATGCCTGGACCTCCAGCCGGTCGTCCATATCGATCAACTAATTTAAACTTTAATTATATTGGCCCAAACGATCATGACCTTATGCTTGGAGATTTTTAATCGATTCGATGTGTCTGTCACAAGCCATATTCACAGTTTCTATATGATCTTTTATTCCTTCTCCACTAATGTCTATCATAATCTTTAACACATTTTCAGAAGGAACTATCTTATCTTCTAATATGACTTTGATAGCATCTTTACGCTTAATTAACTCATCAATCATCTTTAATAACTCCAATTGTTCTTTTCAACAAATATGAAAGTTCCATTAAATCATTAGATGCCATTGAATATCCACATTCGTATCCTTCTTTATAAGATTTTCGAATTGCATCGTCAACTTCTTCATTTGTTTTCTTTAATGCATTATTTCTTCCATTTTCAAATGATATATTGATTAATTCAATAACTCTTTTCCCGGAATACGTTCTATCTGGATATATCGTCTCTCCGCCAAGTCTTATTTTATTCATTTTCTTCCTTTCCAACTTATTCTCCTTTAATCCATATAATCTGTCAAATGAACTGACTAATGCTATACAAAACATACAAGCGCACATAATAATAATATTTAGAATATCACTCATTTATTCTCCTGCTTTCCATTCAGTAATATGAATCTGATAGTTTTTAGGAGCATAGTCCTCATTAATATTGACCATAACTATTTCAGATTTATTGAACTCACTGGCAACAAGAGAATAATTATTGTGCTTCTCTGGAATATAACAGCCTTGCCATTTCATACTAAATTGTCCAGAATCAACTACATAAGTAGTAATATTTCTATTAACCGGCACATGGCGACCATCAGCTAACCGAAATATAATGGATTTAATCCAAATGTCTTTGTCATTATTTGTTCCTTTAAATGTTAATGCCATTTCTTTTTCTCTATTTTGTATTCAGGGCAATACCTAATTTGATAAGTAATATCCCCGTCTTTCATTATTGGTTCTGCTTCCCAACCCTCTATTGGAGTAAATTCAGAACTCCAACTGCATCCGCCATAACAATTTCCACAAGTCCAACATGGTTGATCATGAGTTTTTGGTACTATAGTGTATGTTTTAACGGCAGGTCCAAGGATAATATCAAAATATTCAATAGAGCCATCTTCATTTTTTACAGACAACCGGCTGCCATTTTTTAAGCATCCACGAGTATACCCATACCGTCTACCAAGGAAAGAATCAGCTTCAACAAGTGATCGAAATGGATACTCTGTTTTATCTTTAAGCGAAATCAGTATGCAAGATCTGGTTCGTCTGCTCTGTTTTGGCTCCAATAGTGCTTGCTGCGATTCCATGATTCATAGCCTCCGTATTAATCTTATAGCACACAGATGGAATATCACTAAGGTAAATACTTCCAATTTCGTCAAGTTTGTCCCTATGCCGTATAATCAAATGGTCAATCAATGTAGGAAGAAAATTAGCTGATCTAACGCCATAGTCAGTAACTATTGTTCGGCCACAAAATTTACACACATAGTCTTTCTTTGTCTGGCTCATTTTCTACTCTCCTATAGATCTTACTGATAAGAACACCATGGTCTGTACCGTAAAACAATTTATGAAGCTCGTAATTATGCCGATGACAATTTCGAAAATGATCAACCAGAGCAAATTCTCCGTGAATCGGCCACATTACATTAGCCGGAAAATAAACAAGTCCACCATCCGGATTATCGAACATGGTGAACTTCTCATTACAGAATTTGCATTGAAAGACATGAATAACGTCTTTAACCGGCATTTTTAGCCTCCAGTTGCTCAAGTCCCAACTTTTCTTTTCTTCTTGCCTCTACCTCATAATTCCAACCACATTTGATGCAAGCTGAAATATCTTTGCATGAACAGTCAACTCCCTTTGGACGAATAAAGCATCTGTGAATCTTTGATTCAGATTTTCCCTTAAGGTTAATATTAATACTCATGAATAAGCCCTCCATCAGTTGTATAAATATAATGAGCTTTTGTCAGCTCAGGGTTCACTTTAGCAATGCGAATAGTCTCATCGAATGTAGCTTTTGCACAATCATAGTTATCCCAAAGAACATGAATGGCATCTGAAAGTGTATTAGATGTCTCCATTCTTGTTTGAACATCGATTATCTGGCCATTAAATATAAATGAAGTTTTTAAAACAAAATCTTCATAATCTAACGCAAAATCTCCAACTCCATCTGTTTTTCTCAATTTCACTAAATAAAATGCCATTTTAATAATCGGAAGAATTGCATAGTAGAATGTTGCTATCCCTAGCACGATTAAAAGAATTATAAGTAGACGCATGTAATCTCCTTTTGCAATAAAAATAGAGCCACATTTCTGTAGCTCTATCATTTAAATATGTTTTTTTTTAAGTTTTTTGATTCGTTTTTTATTAGTTTTCTGAAAAATATTCTTCATAATCATCGGCGGGGCCATGCTCGTAATAAATCTCATCCTCGCCGCAGTCGTAGGTCTGGAATGCAGTATTTCCGCATTTTGGGCATACCCATTCTCTGCTTTCGTCATCCCAGATCATACGTTCGTCGCAAACGATGCAATCTACATCATTAACGTCGAAAGTCAAATCTTCTCTACTTCTGTTCATTGAATAAACCTCCGTATTCAAAGTTGCCGACTTATTATACTCCAAAATGAGAATTTGGTCAAATGGGAGATTTATCAAATACTGTTTCCCAAGAATATCGAGGAAGAGGCTTAACTTTCATGCCCCACATAAGCTGCCTTACTGTGACAGTTGGGTATAGACCTTTTTTAGTTATAGGACCTGCCTTCTTATTGAAATAATCCAGAAATCGCTCATTCAAATATAAATCATCAACTAAATAACGATCAATTTCTGTCCAATACGTGCTTTTTGTCTCTTTATTAAACCTTTGCTGTATAACTGCAAGGCCACGGTCTTCTATCAAATATAAAGTGCATCTGCTATACACCGGATGGTCACACTTATACGTGGTTCCATACATAGACAATGCGAGTTTTGGAGGGGTATAATGATATCGCATAAAAAGACAAGGGACTGTTTTTCACAATCCCTCTCCTTTCAGTCTTAAATCTTATGCTTCGGCATTGGAACTTGATGCCTATCGCTTTTCGATGTCAAAGAATATCCATTCTCTTCAAAGACCAATATCCGTTTGTTAATAATCAAATTCACAGCTAATGTTAGTACAGACATTCCAATAGACGTGACACACGTTGCTGTCCCCAAAATCAAATCGATACGATCTCTACGCTTTTTGCCGTTTGCTTCTTCTCTCATTTTATCTGCATCAGCATCAATTCTGAGTTCTTCTGCTCTGGCTTCTGCTTGAATCTTATCATCTTCATTTGCAGACTTCACCAGCATGTCATAATGCTTAAATATCTTACTATATTCCTCTGAATCCGGTTCTAACCTGGACAATTTGTCATGAAGTCTCTCAATTTCTTCATCATGTGAAGCTCTAGTTAAATCGTTCATCACATACCTCCATATGTTTAATACTTCATTAACTGGATTGTATATTTTGCGAATGATCTTCTTCGACTGCCACTCTGAATGTTATGGCTTTCATCGAAGGAATTTGCTCAGGAGGAATATTAAACTCGAAAAGATATGTGTCTTTTTCCTCTGATCTGCGAACATGAATAACGCCTTTTGGTCTAAAGTCCGGTCTGCCTTTCAATATAAGAAGACCAACAACAATTAGTAATGCGCCAAATATAACAAGTTCCCATGAAAATGTTGTCATTTTTCAAGGCTCCTTTCAGTGATACCTAATTGGATCAGATCTTTAACTTCCTCAACATCAACAAACAGACAAGGAAGCACAATTAGTTGAGCGATTTTGTCGCCAACTTCAAAATCAACTATCTGTTTACTTGTGTTTATAAGTATGACATGAATTGAGTCACGATACGAAGCATCAACAACCCCTTGAGAAATGACGCCTTTCTCTCTCATAATTTTGCTCTTCCCGGCGATAATTCCAATGCTATCAGTAGGAAGCTTAACATGCACTCCAGTGTCAATGACTTTTCGCTCTCCTGGATATATTGTAAAAGAATAAGGGGCCTTGAAATCAAAACCCCCATCCATCTGATGCCCACGAACTGGCAAATATGCTCCATCATCAAGAAATACTTTCATTATTCGCCATCTCCATCGTACTGAACTTCTTTTATGTAATTAATATGAGGATTAACAAAACCATTTTCTGTAAAGAAATCTAAAAGAAGCTGTCCTAATTCTTTTATTTCAGATTCAGGTGTTCCAGCATGAATATTAAATTGTGTCTCATCTTCTTTCGTGTGCATAAAACCAACATTAAAAGTTTTATAAGCGCTCATCCTCTTACTCCTTTTATAAATGTTTTCGATCTTCCATAATTATCAGTAATTGTTACTTCTGATCCGGTTAAATACCACGATTTTTCAGAATCCCAGACAACATCAATAGAGGTTCCATCCCATGTTGGAATTTCATAAGTATTTCCTTTATACGTTGCCTTATACATTACTCTTTTTAATTCTAGCATATTTATCTTCCTTTCCAAATATAGCCTGTGTGCTCGTATAGTAGCTTTGGAGAAATATAATAGTTGATCTTCCCCTTCTTAGAACTGATTTCCTTTACATCAAGGATCTCTTTGCCATCTCTTGTGGCCGTTCCAATCGGCAGCCATCCGGAAATAATGCCAGCTCGAACCCAACAGGCATCCTTTCCATATACTTTTGCAGCTGTCGATATCGGAACTGACCCAACTCCAAATATCAACTCATCCATTAAATTCCTCCTTTAATATATTGTAGAATTTTCAAGCATTTGATTGAGCTCATATGAGTCATATACATCATCGTTAAGAGCATGGGCACCGACCGTCATAAGTATCGGCCATGTAGCATCTCCGTCAATATACATGCCCGGACCAATCTTAATTGCGCCATCATTAGAATATAAATAGGAAGCCATCAGACCTCCTATACCAATTCCAAATAAAATAGAACAACAAATAATAGCCGTAATTTTTGATGTTGACATATTCATAGCTGCTCCTTTAACCGCTACCCAAGAACTGAGCCACTTGAGCTTCCGTTAGTTTAAGAATAGAAGCGATTTGATCATTACTGTATCCCTTTGAACGATACTCCATGATCTTATTCGCTTTCCAAACCGGTAACCTAACTTTGTTTCTGACGACATACTGAATAGCCATAAAAATACCTCCATAAAATTTGGCAAAAAATAAAAGAGGCTGTGGTCTTCGAAACCACGTCTCCGTATCCAATCACGGCGTGCTACCTTTACACCATTGCTATTGCTAGTTACCTACCTCTCATATGGTGGGCTGTAGTTTTTACGACGCATTTTTGGATGATAACTATTATGCACATATTGCTGTCGTCTGCGTGTTGGTCTTTAAAAAATATATTTTTAGTCAGATGCTTCCAGCCACTTTTTCTAACCTAGATTAATGGTTTGTTTATTCTAGAATAAAAATTCTAATCTAGAATAACTTTTAAGATGTTTTAGCCATAAAATTAATGTTAACATTTTATTCATAAACATCGAAAAAGTTCTGAAATATACATAGCCCTACCCTTATCTTTTTATCTACAATGTAACCTTCTTATTTCACAATCCAAAAGGATTGTTGCAGTAATCCAAAAAATGAAATATTTCATCCAAATCTAATTACATTCCGTCTTAAAGCTTGATGACGGCGGTCTCTGGTTACGTAACAATTTAAATGGATTGTGAAGTAAGAAATCTACAAATTCGTCTAAATATCAAAAATCCGAAGTAACCTTAAAAGTTACCATATTTGCATTTTATTACAGGTATTACCCATTTATGCCAAAAAATTGTTATTGATTTACTGTTGCAAGTATGCTATATTGCATTCGTAAAACATAACAAAAGGAGATATACTATCATGAATAATCAGCGTTCCGAACTTTCTCAATCTAATAAATACTGGATTCCTAAATACCGGTATCTTGAATTGAAGAACTTCTGCTTGCAATATCCTGATTGGGAAAAGCAAATAAAAGAGATCAGTTTTTTGAAAGCAAAAACTGAAATATCCACCTCGGGAAATTTTTCAAATCCAACAGAGAAACTCGCCATCATCCTGGAAGCTTCTAAATCTAAAATGGATCTTATTGAGACCACTGCTTATTTGGCCGATCCGGTTCTTTCCAAATGGATACTAATAGCTGTCACAAAAGCTTATACTTATGAATATCTTAGGTACAAACTCGATATGCCTGCAGGAAGGTCAATGTACTATGACCGGTATCGCAAGTTCTTCTATCTTCTTGACCAGAATAGAAACTAATATAATTTCTTAATAAACACTTTAGATCCGGTCCTGCACCTCATGACAAAAAACTTGATCCGCAGCGTAATATACTCAATCCATGTTGCCCTGATTTTATAAAAAGCTAGCCCAGAATGCGTATAACAAATTATTGACTCGTATCTGGATCGTTCTTCATCAGAGAAACTGAAATTGTTCCACTCTATATTCATTACTCCATATTCTTTTCTTTTAAACACTTTGAATCACTCCCATTTTGAATTAAACGAAAAAGAAAGGAGATTGTTAATCTCCTAAGAGTTAACAACCTCCTCCGATACTGGAACCATCTCTCCTTTCTTCAATTCGTAATACTCGTCCATAACATCGGCATTGACCTCTGCCTCAACAGACGAAGCACATGTCCAAAGCAGAAAAATCGTATTCGCAAGTGTCAAGACTGTTGTTCCGATCTGAACAAACTTCTTAACTCCTTCGCTCGTAAAGAATTTCCTGATTTTTGACTCTTTTCTGCTTTCAACTGCATTAACATTGTCACCCATTATTATTTCCTCCATATAAAATATTATTGATATTGTAGAGGTTCCTGTCCTCTCATATAGAGGAATGTATTTTTTACGAAAAAAGAAAGGCTCTGTTTTAGAGCCTAACTCTTATGAATAATCCCAGTCCATTGCTCCATAATCTTCAGTATCATCTTTGTCTTCTGTATAAGGCGCATACGTAATCGGTCCTTCACCTGTGTATACGTGCATGACCATCATCGTTCTTGTGTCTACTATTGTGCTAAACATTGTTCTGACCTCCGATTATTTAGTATTTGAGTTAATATTCTCATTATGTAAACTGTATATTTTACGACTTTAAATCACTAAAGAATCAAAGGCAAAAAGAAAGAGCCCTGCATTTCTACAGAGCTCTTCTTCTTTTAGATCAGGTCAATCAATGATCCAATCGCATCACTCGAAATATCAAGTTCTGCATCAATTTTTAGCTTAACTCTTCCCTCCTGTTCTACAGCATAAAGCTCATTAATAGATATCTTACCATCAACGCCGATCTTCTTTGCTAAGAATTTCGCTATGAGTTTTTTCGCTAAAGCATTTACTACCTTGTTCGATAATGCTAATTTTAACATATTTTTATAACTCCTTTCTCATTAGAAGAGTTGTAAATATTACGCAAAAAATGTAAAAGCGTTGCAAGAATCGAACTTGCATCTCTCTTTCGAGCGCATTACCTTTATGCTAAACACGTATATATCTCATATAGAGAAATGTATTTTTTACGAAATGACATTTTTGTAGGTTTGTGCCAAGTGTATGAGTATGCTAAAATCTCTACACTTTAATCCAAGGAGAAAATATAATGTTAATTACTTGTCCAGAATGCGAATTACAAGTTTCCGATAAAGCTATTTCATGCCCTCATTGCGGCTATCCAATAAAAGAAACTAAACAAATGAGAGCACCATCTGCCAAAAAGCGCATGAGGCTGCCAAATGGTTTTGGACAAATATCAGAAATTAAAGGTCGGAATTTAAGAAACAGATTCAGAGCAATGATTACCGAGGGTACTTCTGAATATGGACGACCAATACAAAAGTTACTTCGACCACAAGCTTATTTTCCAACATATAAGGATGCATATGAGGCATTACTTGAACACCATAAGAATCCATACGATACAAGTAAAGAACTAACTTTAGAAGAAGTTTACGATAAATGGATAGATAAGCATTCAGAAGAAGTATCCACTCAAGAAACACTAAAACAATATAAAAGTGCATGGCTTTATTGCGGTTCTCTTAAACAAATGAAAATTCGAGACATAAGGGCCCACCACATAAAAGAATGTTTGAACAAAGGAACCAAAATATTAGAAGATGGTGAAATAGAAGCCACTCCACGAAAGAAAAGCAGTATTAAGATCTTATTCAACTTACTTTTTGATTATGCACTTGAATACGAATACGTCGACAAAAATTATGCTCGCTCGTTTAAACTGCCTAAAAATATAAAAGAAGACATTGATGAATCTCTGGAGCATCATATGACGTTTACTCCAGAGGAACTTCAATGTCTATGGAATAATTCAGATTCAACAGAGGTTAAAGGAATTCTAATTCAATGCTATATGGGCTGGAGACCTCAAGAACTCTGCAATCTGGAAATATCAAATGTTAATCTTAATGAAAAGTCTATTATAGGAGGCATGAAAACTGCCGATGGCCGAGATCGAGTTGTTCCAATTCATCCAAAAATAGAGCCACTTATTATAGAATGCTACGAACAAGCTGCAGCGGCCAATTCAAAATATCTATTTATAATACCGGACAAACGTACTGCCGGTAGAATGATCCATTTAACGTATAACAAATACTATAAAGATTTTCAAAATATCATGAAGTCGCTTGGCTTGCATGAAAACCACAAACCGCATGATGCCAGAAAGCAATTTATAACAGCAGCAAAAGAAGCTAATGTAAATGACTTCGCAATAAAACTAATGGTCGGACATAAAATAACAGACATAACCGAAGCCGTTTACACTGAACGAAAATTTGATTGGCTTTACGAAGAGATCTGTAAAATACCTTGAAAAAATAAATGCCATGTAAACAATAAAAAGAGGCAGTATAGGATTAGTGTAGGAATACTATCATTCTAACTAACCTATACTGCCTTTAACAGTTCTTCAAATTGCAGGAATACCTATAAAACTTAATACTTTTCTAGCATAAATTTGCTGGCAAGTGTATTTGTAAACACTTAACTTGCAGCTTTGAGACGTTAAACGACATTAAAATATACGATTAATGTATGAACTAACTTCTTTGGACTGCTTTTTAAACTTAATTCGACTTCTTAATAAGTATCCTATCCTCGCCAAACACTATTGCATCGCTCTCTTCATTAACCAGATAAATTGGAGCACCAGGAAGGGCACGTTTAAATTCTATGAATTCAAGCAGAAGTCTCCTTCGTCGTTCACCATACGCATATGGCAACCGCTCAGTTTTATTATCTGTAATATTCATTATGGCATCACTCCATAATATTCAACATAATGGTATAATCTTGAGCTACTTCATCAAAGAAAAGCCAGTTACCGCTATCAGTTTCGATAAAATTACTTCCACCACAAACATTCTTAGTCGGCAGCTTACCCTGTTCTCTTGCTGCTTCGTCACAATAGCCTTCAATAAAAGTAATTACATTACCATCAGGGGTAATCTCAACTACTTTTTCAGATATAATGCGGACATACATTGCTGCTTACCTCACTCTTAATATTTCTCCAGTGTCTCTATTGAACCTATTTCATTATTTAAATAACCATTACCTTCAAGATCTTCATGGTAAACCTGCCACATCCGTTTCAAAGACTTATACTCTTCCTCACGTATACGTCCTTCAGATTCATACTTCTTACACAAGAATTTAATTCGATCATAAAGGATTTCCCTTAAACCAGCTTGGAGCGCAACTGTTCGTGTATTACTCCCCTGTGTTTCAGCATCCAATTCCTTAGAAAGCTTCTCGACCTTCTTACTAAGCTCAACGAGCTCATTTGCAATTTTATCAATTTTATCTTCCATTGTGTCTTTAGTCTCGTCAGCTTTATCCTGTTTCTCCCATTTGCGTTTCAAATATAAAGCGCCAATGGTGGCACAGGCAGTGACGAGTGCAGACCCAATAATTTTTAGTATTTCAATCACTTTACGACCTCCTGTTCTTGCTTATCTGCGTGTAAAGTAATTCGTTTTTCAGTTTGCGGATGAAGCTTTGGCCCATGCTCGCAACACCAACACAGTTCTTTTCCCGGAGGAACTGAATCCCCGCATATCTTACATTTAGGAAGAACCAAAACCTTTATTTCCTTTTCTATCACTTGTACTTACCAAAAATGTTTAAAATATCCCTCTTTCACTAATTTAGGGAAAACCAACATACAGACGACGATGAAATATGCTAAATTCTCTTCAAGATATAAATCAGGAGAGAATCATGTACGAACAGTTACGAAATGAACTTATGGCTAGGTTAGCTGCAACTTTTCCAACTGACGATATTCAAATGATGCTTTCTACTCTCGACAGAGTTATGCTTGACTATGATGTTCAAAAGAAAGAAACAGCCATTCAAGTCTATGACGCTTCGATCTACAATTCAATGAAGCTTTACCTTCTTTGCAAGAAAGCTGCCGGATTAAAAGAAGAAAGCTTACTAAATCTTAAATACACATTAAAACGATTTGCCGATAGTATGGGAAAAGCGCTAACTGAAATATCAACTAACGACATACGAGGGTATCTATTTTATTATCAACAAAGGAATAACACATCTCCTGCTACATTGGAGAAAATTAGAGAGCGCCTGAACACTTACTTTCAATGGTGCCAAGAAGAAGGACTAATCACAATTAATCCGGCTGCACGTGTATCTAAAATTAAAGTTCCGAGATCTGAACGAAGAGCATTAACTGCTGAAGAGCTTGAATACTGTAGAAATCAATGCAAAACTTTAAGGGAAAAGGCGCTATTTGAAGTCTTGTATTCTACTGGCGCTCGAGTAGCTGAAATATCAAACTGCAATTTAACTGACATCGACTGGTCGCATGGAAGCATACGTGTATTTGGAAAGAACTCTGAATACTATACCGTTTACTTAAATGCAAAAGCTAAGGTTTCTCTTAAACGATATCTAAAAACCAGGGACGACAATTGTCCTGCTCTATTTATTACTACAAGGAAACCTGCAAGGAGACTATCTACTCGTGGAATTCGCAATGAAATAGAAGCTATAGGTAAACGAGCAGAAATAGATGTGGTAGTTTCTCCACATGTAATGCGTCATACAATGGCTACAATGGCTCTACAGCACGGATCGTCATTAGAAATAGTGCAGCATTTACTGAATCACAAATCTCCATCAACAACACAAATATATGCGGAAATGGATCGAACAGAGATTGCTGCAGCGCATAAAAGAGCTGTAATATAGCAAATATCAAGACATTTTAAGAGCTGCCCCTGGTTAAGAGACAGCTCTTTTTATGCCTTAGAAACGGTTCTTTTTACTACCCAATCGCTTCAAATTGTGAAATAGTTGTACAGGAAGGTAAAATCCCTATTACATCGTTCCGATTTGCACATAACTTGATACGCTTCGCATTATGCACCGAAAACCCATGCTTGCTTCAGATTGTGATTTAAATTGTGCTATGCCATTGTCAATGTGATTCCTGTTGTGGTGCTATCATCAAGGAATGGCGAACCAATTCTTACACTTTTCAGTACACCAGCACCATAGTCAGCAACCATCAGGTCAAATGTTGGAGTGGTTACTCCACTCAAATGTTTGAGGTTAGCGGTAATAACCATTGGAATAGGTGTTGTTGCATCACTTTCCCAAATTTTATCATTATGACTATGGCCACCTATCATGTATCTAACTTTGCCTGTTGCACTTGTAAAATCGTAGGAAATTGAGTTAAGAGTAATAGTTGTGTGGTTGTTATATGCATCGCACAGTAACTGTGCATTCTCGATTAAAGATGGAATGATATAACCGCCACTTGTTGACACCCACAAAATCTGTGCCCACCTATCTGCAACCGTCATTCCGTTGCTATGGTCTGTTCCAGAATCAAGCACAAAATAAGTTGCCTGCGGTGTGTTAAATGCGTAATATGCTTTTCCTTCCTGTTGGAACATAAGGTTTACAATCTGATTTTGCGTTAGTGTAACAGTTCCCTGTTCGTTGTTGTCATGGTTTCCAAAAACAGGATAATAAGGGAAGAAGTCCTTTTTCATTCTTCCATCGCATAACCCAAGTTTGTAGGCAACAGTTGTGTCACTTTCTTTAGCTGTTAACCAATCTCCACCGCATAATGTGAAACTTGTAGGAGTAAGTAGATATGTTCTATGCAGACATTCAATATAATCTCTATACTGTGTTTCCCATGTATTTGTATCGTTTAATACATGTGGGTCGGTGAACCAAAGAAACGCATCGCTTTTACCTGTTGCAGATACAAGTAGATTAGTGAACGGTCTTACATATTGCGATGCATTAAAATTTTCCACATAGTTGCTTTGGTAAAATAGATTATCAAAGTTATCTATTTCGTTTTCTGCATCTGTCACCCTTGTATCAATATCCCCGAGTTTACTATTTGCGGATGTTGGATATTTTAAAGTAAAATCAGTACCATTAGTAGTAAAGACATAGTTTGTTCCTACTATTGAAGTTAAATTGGCAATACTTGCTGGGTATGAAATTACAGTGCGGCTTGGTGCTACTACACTCGTGTCTTCAGAAACGAACTCAACTTGAACTTGTACTTTATAGTTTGTATATTCGCCTCTTGCTATTCCAATTTCAAATGTTTTACTACCCGCTGTTCCATTTATGAAAGTTGTTGATTTCGTTTCGTTAGCTACGGTCATATACGAACTCATCAAGCCTGATGCAACACGAACACGAATTGGGGCATAACTACCCGTTGGTGTTACTGAACCATCTAAAACTGCTACAGTTAAGCGAAAAGAGCCCTTTGGTAGGTATGTTGTGTTTGCAATGATGCTTTGCATCCACCCCTCACTCGTTTTTGTGCCGTTGCAAATTATAGTATTGTCTGTATAGGACTTAATGGAGCATCCATGATATGTGCCAGAACTGTTTTTAAAACTCAAAAAGTTTTTGTTGCATCTTACAATGGTTAATGATTCTTCTTCTGTTGTAAAATCTGTGATTGCATCTGCAATATCAGTATTAAACTTTACAACTCCGTTTGTGCTATATGTTGGTTGGTTATATACGAATCCATATTTCATTTATTGCTGTCTTTAACTCATCAATCTTCTCGGATTGGGTAGCAAGAGCAGCGCCAACAGAACCAGATCCATAAGTAGTTGAGCTATCATACTCAACATCTCCAGCATCCAAGCCATCGATGTCTGAACTCAGTTCACTAATTGCTTCACCGACAGATCCGGAAGTATGCGTTGCAGATCCATCGTATGAAATATCTTCGGCGGTCAATCCCTGAAGATCATCCATTGTGGGAATCACAACATCTTCTTCACTTGGGTCGACCCAGATATGGTTTCGCTCGGTTATAGGTTCGGTGTCCGAAACGATTACAAAGTTCTCTACAGACTCATTATAAACCCAATCTTTTACTGTTTTACCTTTTGCTTTTTTGGCCGTCTCGCCCTGCTGAAGAACCAATAAGTCATTGTCCTCTATCGCAACGGCTTCGACCAGTTCACTAATTTGTCTATCAGCCATAATTATTACTCTCCCATTTTGAATTTTTCACTGAACTGAGCTTACTCCTCATCATTCTTACTCTTATTGTACTCAGCAGTACTGATACCAAGAAGAGCGCCAAGGAGAGTGCAAACAACTGCAGAGGTTTTAGCAACCTCAGTAGCAAACGGCCAACCCCAAATAGCTGCGAGGCCAACATAAGCAGTAGTGAGGGCGGGCAGGCAAATCATTACGACCCATTTAAGAATGTCGTACCAAGCATTCGGAAGTTTCATTTTCAATTATCTCCTTATTATTTAATAATAGTTATGGCAACTTCCCAATCATCTCGATTAGCAATGCCATCGACCTCTAAATTGTTCATGTATTGAAATGTAGTAGTCGCATCAAGCGTATTATGCCAGAATTCTCCATCGGCTCCATCAGGTCCAACACTAATTCCCCAACAAAGCATTAAAGCCTGCCAAAGTCTAACTTTGTCTGATGGATTTTTCAGTCCATCTCCTAAAGCTACTTCATAAGCAAACTTATCCTCGGCCGGTTCATCATCGTCACTTGGAGTATCGTCCTCTTCCTGCTCAGGCCATCTAAGAACACAATCCCAAGGGTAATTCCAATAACCCTGAACACGAATCTCATTCCCTGACTGATCTCCTGGAATACTATTGCCTTCAGAAGATCTAGCATGAACAACCTGATGATTTCCTACATACATTGCAGTATGGTTTAATTCATTGAGAAGAATATCTCCCCTCTTCAAACCATCACCATTATAAAGATTCACACTATTAGTAACGTTTTCAAATCCACAAGCTAAGAATACAGGTTTCATATTACCTGTATACGATGCTCCTCTGGATCTAACAGGAACTCCGGCCCGCTCCCATGCAGTAATAACAAGCGAACTGCAATCGTAGTCCGGACCCCAACGATTTTGCTGAGAATATCCATGGCTATTATCAGCAGCAATGTTCTCCATAAAAGCCGTTGCTGCTTCTGCTCTAGATTTCATTTTGCATGCTCCCCATCGAGAGGTCCACCGATCAGCACTGCCATTTTCTCTGCTTCACAATCTCTGCAAAGATTGCCAGGATCATGTTTACCTCTGGAGACATACTCCCTTCCGCAAACAGCGCATGTAAATTTTTCGGCATGATCTTCGGCAAATATAATAATTTTTGCAGCCTGATAAAGCTGCCTTGCTTTATTGCTTATCATTTCATTTACCTCTCTTTGTGATTATCTGTAACAATAATTCTATCTCCACCAAACAAAATGCTGTCATAGTCTTCATTAGCAAGATAATACTGAATCGGATTTTCGATCATGTTCTGAATTTCTTCAGGAAGCAATAATGTTGGCGGCGTATCGTCGGTTCCATACAACGTATTCTCAAGGTCATTTAAAACTTCTTGAGTCAATAACGTGCTATCTATAGTTACTAATGAAACTGGCCTATACTGACCTATTTTTATAGGTAGTGTGGTCAATTCCCAAGAAAAACTAATCGGCTCAGGAGCATCATTTATAATCTTATAAACACGCTGCTGAGCCGATGCTTTACATCCATAAAGAATATGGATTTTATACCCGAAATCATTACCTTTAAGGCTGTTTCCGAATACGGTTCTATAACAAAAAGCAAATGAGCGCCTTGACTGCTGTATAATTCTAGCTCCATCGGCTATATCAGCAACGCCAAAGCACTCATTAAACTCATCGGGAGAAGAGTAGGCTTCGATTGTTGCCTCCAACTCCTCCCGAGAATATAGATTTAAGTATTTTTTATCATCAGCATAGATACTGGATGCTTCTCCGCCAACTGATCGCTCAGTTACACCGATAAGGCCATTCCATGCTACGCCAGATCTGTATGTTCCATCATTATTTTGGACATACAGCACGCCTCGTCTGACACCCGTTTCAAAGTATCGTTTCTCGGCTTCATCCCAAGTTAATCTTGCCACTGTCGGATGCCATCCTTTCCACTACCATTTTGAATTTTAGCCATAAAGAATTAAATCTTCAATCCAAATTTCAGTTGCTGCCGAAGGATTTGTTACAACGGACTCTACTCCTATAGTATAATTCCCTGTAAAATTAGATACATCCAACTCATATATAGCATAATCTGTTGTAAGGCTTAAGAGTTTTGCATCTCCTGTCGTATAACCCACTGTTTCTCTTGCATACAAATAAAGCATCCCATTTCCTGATCCAACATTCGGATAGTGTGCTTCGGCAGAAGTTGGTTTCTTAGCCTTTATCTGAATAATAGAATAATTTGTAAGATCGATCTGAGTATTTACTTTGAATCCACCATAATACACCAACTGAGTTGATATTACACTATTCCATTTCTGCCCCCAAACACCAGCATTCGTTTCTGATACGAACCCACCGGAAAATGGTACTTGTGTGCCACTACCCATAATGTTAAGGTATTGTTCATTAGTAGTATTCACAGAGTATGGGTATTGCCCAACGCCATCAATGAAAACATCTAGATGTGTAGTCCAAGCGATCTCAACCTCTACCACATTACTATATGCAGAATCTGTGTAATAAATTCCATCGCCAATAGCTTTAAGTCTATATTGGTAGGTTCTACCTCCAATCAATCCGACATTAGTATATGACACTGCCATAGAAGACAGCTGATCAGACACAACGGTGTACTCAGAATCAGTGCTTAATTTACGCTCAAGTTTGTAACTAGACGCATTAGCAACAAGATCCCAAGTTAATTCAACTGCTTTAGAACCGCTGACGGTTGTTTCGACGCCAGACATAACTGGAGTTGCAAGCTGTTGCGCAACTGGCTGTTCTATCTCAATAGAATCATCCATTGGAACAGAATCACGAAATGTGACATAATCTCCAAGAGCAGTAATCTGATAGTCATATTCGGCGCCCCAAGTAAGATTAGCATCACTATAACTAGTAGCAGGACCAGAATAAATAGTAGACCACACAGTATCAGATGCTAATTTTCGCTCGAGTTTATACCCTATCGCATTTGAATTTGTTCCCCATGATGCAGTAACAGTGTTCACGTCTGTAACCTGAGCAAGAGTAATACTCACAGGATTAAGCCAAATCAATCCAGCATATGGATCTGGCACTTCAAATACAGTTATTTCACTATAGTCAGAGCTAAATACATTAATCTCATTACCTATAGCTTTCATACGATAGTCATATGTCACCCCATAGGTAGTTCCCGTATCAACATACTGCCTTGTGGCCGAAGAAACCTGAATTCTTGTCCAATCTGCTCCGGCATCATAGCTTACTTTTCTTTCGATGTAGTAAGACTGAGCACCAGAAACAAAACTCCAAGAAATTTGAACACTACCTGCAAATCTGTCAGCAACTGAAAGCTCAAACACAGGAGGAGCCAAAGTAATAATATCGCCATTCATAGCTATTACTGTTACGGCATTGCTTAATTCAGAATCGCCATAATTAGCATTATTACCTAATGCCGTCAAACGATACGAATACTCTGACAAGTATTCAGTTGTCATGTCAATATATGACGTTGTTTCCGGAGAAAGGCTAGCCTCTAAAATATCATAAAGACCATCGCCTTTCTTTCTTTCCAACATGTATCCTTCAGCATGAGGAACTGCTTCCCAGTTTAACTCAATAAAGGCAAGCGGATCATAAATATAAGTACTTGTCAGAACTGGGGGTTCGCACCTACCACCTGCATTACCGTTTTCTATTAGAACAAGAAAACCTCCTGGAGGACCATCGTAGTATCCAGTTTCAGCAACAGGAAACATTAAATAAATATATGTTTCTCCTGCAACTGCAGATGTGTCTGTGAAAGTTAAAGCCGACGAATTATAAACTGTAACATAAGATGACTGCGGCTCAGCCTCTAATTTGCGAAGGATTTTATAGCTTGCAGCATGATCTACTTCAGACCAAGTAAATATAACTGAGCCGTTTTCGACTACAAAATCTGCAGTCTCAAACCATTTAAGCGCCGTTTCTGGCTCTTCATACACAATTATATGACTATCAGATGTTTCATAGTTTTCAGCAGTATTATAAGCTCTAAAATCATATGTTGTTCTACTAGATGTAAGTTTTGCATTATGCAGAGTTCCATATTTTGTTGTTTCAGTGCGACCAGCTAAAGCACTAAAGCCAAATGATGACCACCATGATCTATCATGTCGACGATACTCAAAATATGTCGTTTCAGCTCTGGAATCTCCATAAATAAACCATAAAATAGTATAACTATATCCTCCATACACATATGGAGCAGGGTCATATATAAATGGAGCGAACAATTTGTTCGACACTTCTGGCATAATTGCTGAAACAACATTGCTAAACTGAGATGATAACTTGTCCGGACCACTCACAAATAACCGATAGTCAAATTCTTTTCCAATCGATGCTGTGCTTACACTATCAAGTGCGCCCATTCTGCTTGCTTGACTTTTTACCAAACTATACCACTGAGGATTTTCAGGTTTTCTTACTTCAAAGTTTTCATACGCTGTTGCTGCAGTTACAGGCTTTGAAATATCAGTAAGAAGGTATATTTTAGCAGCATCTCCACTATAAATAGGAAATGCTCCTTTAATTGGATTAACAGGATAATAGTCTAATCCGAATCCGACAACAACCTCATTGGACCGCTCAGATTCACCATGATCTTCATCACCGTACGTTCTGATACGATACAAATATGTCGCATTCTTTTTTGGCGGATAGGCAGATTGAGTTCCATCATCAGTAAAGGTATACTCATCATCTCCACTAGGAACATCAAAATATCCTCTGGGCTCCCAGATGCCAAGCATTTTATTGTTGCTAAATTCCAAATATGCGGCTCCACCATCATCGCCAGGAGTTGAACTTCCTGCTGGACCAGCCGATAGAATTTTACGCTCTATGTAATATCGATATCCTTCAACAAGATTTTGAGCCAAAACACTTATTGCATCAGATGAACTTCCAGATAGAGCAGTTAGTTCAGGAGTCGGCAATTTCTCTTCATTAGCAATTGTAAGAGGAACATCGGAATATGCAATGATTATACCCCTTCCTCCGTCTCTACCAGGAGTTCCATATCGCCAAGTGTTGTAATTATAACCATCAAATGACGGTCTACCAAATGTGTCAGACTTTCTATGAACTAACTTGTTTGAAGCATTATAGTAATTCTCATTACAAAATGCTCCCGGACCAGTTCCGCCTTCTGCATTAGCGCCACACCCGGCATTTCCGCCATTACCTCTATCAGTTTCCTCTTCTGGAACAAGACCATACGTTGAATTAGGAAGCGACTCATTCAGAACGAATTCCTCATAGTCTGCGGCATTTCTACTTGCTGTTTCATCAAGGTATGAAGTAACAGCTGGGGCTACAGCACTGCCTCCATTGACATATGCCATGCCTCCGCTTCCTCCACCTCCACCAGCTTTGAGGTCTACATTTGAATGTTTAAAGAAGAAATTGTATCCTTTAGCACCTTTTCCGCCATAGTATCTAACGCCATTGTATACAACATCTTCGCCATCTTCGCCTTCTCCAGTATCTCCTCTTCCGCCTTCTCCTCCATCAATTCCTTCTTTGCCAGTTTTTCCGTATACATCATTAGTATATGGATTCATGACTCCGGACTTGCATCTGTATGCTTGAGAATCACCAGAAGAATATACTGTCTCGTCTGGGCAAGTAACAGAAGATTCTGTGTGGTTCAATCGATACCAATATCCAGTGTTGTCATACCCATTTGTGCCTGTTCCACGCATACCAATTGAACAATGATAAGCACCTGCAGTAGGATTATTAATAACAACTTCTCTAATACTGCCACCTAGCCCAGGCTGACCAGCTTTTCCTGGTTCACCGGGAGATGAATCAATTGTAAGTTGCCCACCTTCCTCGCCTAAGCCGGGAGGAGGAGAACTCATTTCGCCTTTTAACCCACCTTGGCCGCCTGCTATAATAACAAAACGAAGTTTAGTGCAACCTTCAGGAACAATAATGTCACAAGGTTCAATTGCTTCAATATAATTAGTATAATTGTTGCCAAACCACTGCGACTCATAACCTGAAATAAATTCAGAAGTAGCTTTAACAAAAGAAGATGCATAAGTAGTAACTTTACGCAAATATGCCGTTACTTGTTCTCCAAATGCATCCAGAAAAGTATACCGATGCCCAACTGCCTCATTCACTATTTTAATATCGCCGCTTACAATTTTTGCAGAACTGTAATAGGCCATAATCCGATTCGCAACATTCTCACTATTGAGAACATTTATAAGCGTAGCATCGCTGATTTTAACTGTGTACTCTTCGCCATCAGTCTCATTTATCCTGCTAATGGAGCTCATGTTGTCATAATAAGGTACGCCAACTACAGTTCCAATTCCACTAACTACTACAAAATTAGGATGAGCAAGTTCGATAACCATACTATCCGTAGTTCTTAAACTTGGAACATAAATAGGGGCTTTATCAAATATAACTCTCTTATGGCTAACTGGAGTCGAGCTTGTATTATCAAATAGAGTTACTTCATCTTCACTTTCATCAAACTGATAACTATGCTCAACAACCAACACCTCTGTTGCAACTGCAGGATAGCCTACTTTTCCGTCAATATAGATACGATCAGAATCAATTTCATCTGGCTCGTCTTCTGTTTTAAGGAAAGTAAAGCGCATATCCCCATCGGCATCTCTAAGAATAGAAATGTTATGAGCAAACATTAGCTGATGAAGGTTGTCTCGTCTGGATTTAAAAGGCAAATATCCAAATACCTGTGTCACTGCGACATCTTCGTCAATGCTGTATTCAACAATATTTCCAATTATCTCTTCCAGAACATCCGATACAGTTTGACCTGTGTAAACTCCGCCAATATGTGACGATTTTGCAAGAAGCCCTATTGCTGACACACACTCAAGTTTAAATTCTATTTTGGTTACACGGGTAATCTCGTTAATAAAGAATTTATAAACAAGAGTTCCATTTTTAAAATACCAAACAGGGGTTCCAAATGGCAGCGTTCTAAGGCCATCAACATCTACTCCCCTATAGTAAACATTAACAGAAAAAGTATCGATTGAAAGCTTATCACCTATAATGTCTACATCCTGAATGGTACTAGGTTCTTTAATATCATTATTTACAAAATAAAAGCTGGGATTTGCTAAGTCACTAATATAGATTTCGTAACTAGGAACGGCCATCGCATCACGTCCTTTGCGGCTGCATTGGGACGAACTTTATGTCCATCTCATCCCAGCGTTTATAATCTGCATAAAAACCCTTATAGACATCAGTCCCGCTCAATATCTTCGCATCAAATGTCATTGTCGTCTGACCAAATGGCATTGTGATAGTATGATAATCAACAGGCTCTGAAATCTTATAATAAAATGAATCGTAATCAGTAGGATACTCCGGATCTGCTTTGACTTTCATAGAATATTCATAGGTTGTACCTATAATATCTCTAATAGAACGTCCTGAAATAGCTGTTCCGGAGTTTCTACCTTCCATAAGTTCAAACGAGCGTTTCAGTGTGTCATACTCCACCAGAACGCGATAAGTAATTGAATCAACCGTAATTCTGGTTGCGATCATAAACTCACCTCACGCATTAATTAAACTTTCACCTAATCTGTTACCTTCTACAACAATAGCAGGCTGAAGAACAGCCGCCAGCTGAGCAAGAGAACCATTAAAGGTCATATTAACATTTACTGGCCGTTCATTGTTCACATCTGACATCGATGCCAGAGAAGTCGGGTCAATCGTTGCCACAAGTCCTTGACTTGCTTTATCAACTTCTGCCTGCTGCATAGCACCATACCCATAAGAAATATCGCCAACTGCACCAAGAGCATACTTGTTAGCTGAAAGGAAGTCAGTAATCTGTCGTGAACCTTCCTCAACATTACTAAGGTCAAGTACAGGCGTAATAGTTGGGTTGGTTTCGAGATCTGCAGTTAAAGCCTCGGCAATTCTTGTCATAGCATTTGACGCTGTATCAATTGCCATTCCAGCCATTTCTTCAGTTGACTTGACAACAGATCTAGTCTCAGATTCAATGCCAATAGCCATACCCAATGCCATATACTCACCTATCCGCATAAATACACGCGAAGGTGAACGAACAGAAAGGGCGTTACTTACTATATTCGTTGCTGTTGTTGCAATTGTATATGCTGCCGAATAAACAGATGCTGCTCCACTCCAAAGACCATTTGCCATACCAATAGACATATTATAGCCTATTGTATTAAACCAACCAGTTGGAGCATTAGCGCCGTTATACGCATTAGCGCCAAGATTATACCCTGCATTATAAGCTGATCCTTGACCAGCCATAATGCCTCTAACAAAGTTATTAGCTATGTTAATGCCGGCATTACTTGCTGACATTGCCGCATTGTTGAGGGAAACGGTAAGATTATTTACCATAGTAATGCCTGCAGCGCTTACCATTCCCATACTATTTTGAATTCCATTGGCAAGATTCATTGACATCTCATTACCAAGATTCAACATAGCCGCTTTCAATGACACTCCAAGAGTAGCAATCTGTCCAGCTACCTGAGAAAGGTTAGAAAGTGCCTGAGCATAACTAGCAATATTTGAAGCATCTCCTGTGAACTTATTCTTATTAAGTTCTTTTACGCCTTTAGCTACCTCAACCAAACCTGTTCCAATACTGATAAGAGGTATCGACGCAAGAGTACCAATGCTTCTTCCAAAATTCTCAATTCCAGTTCCAATAGCAGTAATGCTATCGCCAACACCAGACAAACTTGCAGAAATAGCATCAACACCAAGACTAATCTTCTCAAGACCGCCCTGTATACTTACACTTAAACCGTCAAATGCTACGCCTATCATAGCAGCAAGAGCATCAATTCCGGCTCCGATTGTTACCGCTCCAGCTGCAATAGCTGCTGAAACAGCCTGAATCGCCACGCCAATACCTTCACCAAGAAAATGTATACTGGCTCCAATTGCTTCATTAGCCGATGCAATTCCTTGACCAATAGCTGCAATTCCAAGAGCGATACCTGCTCCAATACTTGCTATGACAGCTGTTATTCCAGCTGCAACTGCTGCTAAAGCAACCCCTATACCTAATCCGATTGCTCCTATTGCTGTTCCGACAGATACTCCAAATCCAGCAATAACTGCTTCGATGCCTAAACCTAAAGCCGTAATTGCTACAGCAGCAACTGCTAGACCTGCAGCAAGAGCTACTACAGCAACAGCAGCAAGGGCTAATGCACCAGCTCCTGCTAAAATTGTAGGGCCTAATGCGCCAAGAACCATTAATGCAGCTACTACAATACCTAATGTGGCTGCCAGTACTACAAGCCCTGCTATGCATTCAAATCCTTGCTTAGAAATAAGAATAAATGCTTCTAATGCTGCTGCCATAAGCAACAACGACGCAGAAACTATTGCGATTGCAGCTGCAGCTGCAAGAACAGATGGGCCAACGGCTCCTAAGACAACCAATGCTGCTGTCACAACCGCTAATGCGCCAACTAAACGCAATAGTCCGTCAGCAGCGGCGTCCTGTTTAGCTATTAGTGTAAAAGCTTCTAATGCTACAGCTAATACCAATAGCGATGCTGCCATAACGCCCATTGCCACAGCCGCAGCAAGTAGTGCAACAGGGTTTACTAGCTTTGCCAACAATGCAAGCGAACCACCTGCAAGAAGGATCGAAATAGCCATAGTGCTAAGAGCATTGGCTGTACCTTCCATATTACTTACTAGTGTAAATAATGCTAATGCACCGGCAAGAACAATAAGCGCGGCCGCAAATATCAAAATAGCTGCAGAAGTAGCAATAAGAGTCGCCGGATTGACCTTCAATGCTTGAATCGCTTTAGAAAAGCCAATTAGCATTCCTCCAACGCTAGCAAGTGCTCCCGTCATAATTCCAAGAGCAGTTGCCAACTTTTCAGGTTTGATTGCTGAAAGAACTACCAATGAAGCCGTCACAAGTGCTAAGCCTGCTCCAAGCATCAAAAGACTTCTTGAAACTGATTCGATTGTCTTTGTAATTGTGCTACCACCCTGAGGAAATAGCATTCCAAGAAGTCCGCCTGAGTCACCGAATAGAGATCCTCCAAGCAAGCCCTTCTCTTTAAAACCAGAAACAAATTCACTAACAGCTTTCAGAACTTCACCGATATTGTTGCCAAGATTCGGAATCACTTTTGCAAGCTTCAGAGCCTGAACACCAATATACCCAGCGGCTACTTTTAAAGCATCTCCAAATGAGAAGTTGCTGAGCATCTTCCTCAAAGTGGCTATAATATTGCTGAATAGTTTAGCAATTCCTTCAAATACATTTGTAACGCCATTTAGGTCAAGAGCATTCTTAATGCCTGTCCATAACCCTGAAAAGAACTGCTTAACTGGTTCTAGTACCCCTTTAAGGTTGCCAATTTTGCCAATGAAATTAGAAATCGCATTAGTAATTTTCTGAAATGGAGTAACACCATCATCTGTTGTCTTAAAGAAATCAGCAATAACTGTGCCGACACCCTTAAGGCGATCGCCAATTGCTTTAAGGCCTTCGCCAGGCTGCCATTGCTCAAACTTAAGTCTGAGCTCCTCTATTTTACCAGCAAAGAAATTAATAGCCTCAGCTGCAGTGGCTGAAACGTTGCCAAATAACTCTGTTAAATGGACTGTTTCAAGGAAATCGCCTACTCGATTAAAACCAGAAGTAAATAATTCTATTACATTTTTACCAAAACGCCCAACTGCGTTCACTGCTGGACTAAGCGAACTAAGAAAATCTTTAACTATTCGACCAACATTTTGAAGAACACGTCCGACACTCTTCCCTAAACCAAACACAGTGTCTAAAACAGTTTTAAGTTTTTCACCTGCTGGAGTTAGTTCTTTACTATCACCAACATAAAGTCTAAACGCTTCTGTAAACTCTTTAAACCTCTGAGTAATATTTAAAAGAGTTCCGGCATTAAGTTCGCCAAAAAAGTTAGCCCATCTATCTTTAACTAAATCTAATAACTGCTTAATATTTGTAAGAGAATTAATAATACCATCAGCTAATTTCTGTTGACCGCCATAATCAGCCCATATCTTAAGCAATGAATTTCTTGCTTCTGTCCCATGTGTAAAAATGTCGTATAGACCTTCAGCAACACCAGACCACAAAGTCTTAGCCTGATCATACTTACCAAACAGAAGTTCGAAAGTCTTCATCCAGCCAGAACTAACAGCATCCTTAGTTGCATCTATAGCATCTCTGAACGTTCTTGCTTCCTGAGCAGCTTTGTAAGTTTCAAGACTAAATTTGTATTCATCACTTGCCAATTTCTCAATTGACTGGGACAAATACTCAGATAGTTCAGCATTGCCTTTAAGCTCTTCTTCACTAATATCAAGAGCTTCGGCCATTTCTTTTGTAGTAAGCTTACCTTCCTTTTGAAGGTCGACAAGCTCGACCATGTCTTTAGCCCAAAGACCAGTTTGATCATGAATCTGTGAAATGAGTTCGGCAGCCTTACCATACTCAGTAAGAACGCCTTTTTCACCAACCAATGTCTGAGTGTCAAGCCAACCTTCGGCAAGCGTTTCTCTAAAATTAGAGACTGTAACAGCAGTGTTCTTTCCGGTCGTTACAATCTGATCCCCTACTTTTTTTAATGTGCCAGATGCAAGACCAGCCTGAATAGCCATCTCTTTGAACTCTTTGGTTCCCATATTAGCCAACTCAACTGATTTCCAGTCTTGAAGCTTAAGAGAACCCATGCCAATAGCCTGAGCAAGATTGTACATTACTCGGCTAGCTGTTCCAGCATTTTGACCTGATCTAGCAGCCCAAGTAGCGATACCCTCCATTGCGCCCATGGCATTTTCCAATGGCACATCATTTGCTGTGAATTTACCAATGTTATTAGCCATATCGGTAAAGTTATAGCTAGTTTCATCAGTAAAGTAGAGCAGTTTCTCCATTTGGCCAGAAACTGCTTCGACATCAAGACCTGTTGCAGCCATAATAGTTGCAACATTTGATGTCATTTCACCGTACTTTTCCCAACCTGCACTAATCTGGTCAATTGAGAGACTTTTTACAAGTTTTTCACCAAGATCAACTGCCTGAGCGCCTATCCGCATCAAAGCACCCATAGCAATTGCTTCAAATGCAGAAAACTTCTCTCCGGCAGTAGCCACGGCATCACTTACGGCACCAAAATTAATCTTAGACCCAACGTCCTCAAACTTGGAAAAATTTAAGGCCTGTTTTAATTTATCTAAAGTTCCAATACTTGTCTGAACATTCTTTTCAAACTGCTGGTTGTCGAACCGCATTTCTACAGTCCGGCTATCAATTACAGTACTCATATCGTCGTAATCTCCTTCCAAGCAGTTTCTGCAATTTGATCAAACAATGGTTGCATTGCAGGATTTATATAATCTCGACCTCTAACATAACCACCATTTCTAGTCCCATGACCATATTGAAGAATGATAGCTATATTGACGCCCTTGTTTTCATTTGTGTTGTACCATTCAATAGAGGCAGAATCCTTAGATCGAACAATTCGATACTCCCAAGATTCAGCCGTCTTTCCAGATTGTCTTGGAGTTGCTGCAGCAAGAGCAGCGACACCCTGCCGCCCATATTTGTCTAATTCTCCAAGTTTTACTACATTCAGGAGCTTTTCAAAATATTTGTTTGTTCTTGAAAAATCTCCTTTTTGATGAAATGTAATCACGGTGCTCACTTATCCTTTGGAATTATGCGCTTTCCGTCTTGATGCATTAAGTGCTGCATTCCTATTCATTATCTCACGCTTGCTCATCTTCTTAGGCGGAGTATTCTTAATACTGCACACCTTAATAAGCGTCAGTAGACGGTTAAGATGCCACTTTTCGAACTCAACAGGAACGTTGTATGCGATCATCCAGTAATAAATTAACTCGCTTGTTATGATTTCAGTACTTGGCTTTGCCTTCTGCAATTCATTAAAAGTAGTAGCTGTCATTGGATCATCTATGTATGCTTGAATCTTATCGCAATTAGCTTGCGTTAGATTGTAATATACATTCGGATCTACATTCTGGGTGATCGTCATGCAACGAATGTAATCAATAATCTCTTCCTGTGACTTAGGATTCTTCTTTGAAGACAAAAATGGCTTGTGCCACCTTGACTCCCATTTTGAAAGAGATAAAAGGGAATGCTCTAACTGCAACTTTTGCTCTTTTGTATAAACAAATTCGCTTGTAGCTTCATTAAACTTTTCAGTTCCCGGAACCACTATAGTAAGCATTCCCTTTACCTCACCTATATAGATTTACTGAACTAATGTTTTTACGTTAGTAGCTTCCTGAACTTCACTTGGAAGGATACCTTTAATAAATGCAGCTGCCTTATCTGCATCTGTAACAAGTTCCATATACAGCTGATCATACGCAAGGGTCTGCTCAAATGCTTCAGAAATCTCCTCAGACTTAATAAAACGCCTTCCATCCGGGCTTTTCTGACCATATGCAATGTGCAGAATCTTAGCAAACATGTCCATTATTGCATTGCCATCTTTGGTATTAATAATGGTTCTAAGCATCTGCTCAAGACCGCCAGGAACAGAAGTCTGAAGTTTCATTAGCTCAGACTGTGTCAAATTAAAGTAAAAATCTTCTTCCAGTTCATTATCGTTGAAATCACGATATTTAATTGTCTTCTTTAACATCCTTATTCTCCTTTTTAAATTAAAAGGAGGTCCAATCGTCTCTCAGAAAGGACCTCCAATTGTTAATTAAGTAAGCGCAGCTTTGATCGCGTTCGGAAGAGGAAGGGTAGCCGGATTACTTGCATCACCATAAAGTGTATCCAGAAGAGCTTCGAGTTTCGTCGAATTGCACTTCGTAGAATCGATAATAACGCAAGCAGTCGGCTTGAAACCAGTCACATCTACCGGAGTTGTTGTGATCTCCCAAGAGAATGTAATCGCCTCAGGAGAATCGTTAATGGTCTGATAAGACTTCTCAGAAGGAGATGCTTTGCAGCCATAAAGAATATGAATCTTATAGCCATAGTCCTCAGCAGCTACATCATTACCAAGAGCAGTTCTGTAGCAGAAACCAAAAGACTTTCTAGCCTGCTGTCCAATGTTCATGCCAGCAACCGGAGTTGCAGAACCATCACACTGAGCAAACTCATCAGGATAGGTATAAGCTTCAATTGTTGCGCCGAATTCCTCGACAGAATACAGATTAAGGTACTTAATATCATCAGCATAGATAGCAGTTGCTTCAGCACCAGAAGGACTCTCTGTTACAGAAGTAAGACCGTTCCATGCTACACCATTGGCATAAGTACCGTTGGCATTCTGAACATAGAGAACACCATTACGTATACCGGTTTCATAAAAATGCTCACCGGTTTTATCCCATTGCAGTCTAGCCATTTGTATTTCTCCTTACTTCAATCAGGTAATCGTCAGAAGAGTCTTGATCTCATCCGGGAACGGGAGTCTCGGTTTGCCATCCCAAGCACTAGTTGTGGCGATCTCAGTAAAGTTATTTGCAATAGACGGAGTCGTACCAGAAACAGTAGCTGTCGTGCAAACATAATACTTAGAAGAACTCGTGCAGGTATCGCCAAGCGCATAGCTGTTACTAGAGCTGAACGCAGTGCTATCTGCACCATACAGATATGCTTCAAGAACAGCAAGAGCGGCCTTGAGCGCAGCATCTGTAGCAGGTGTAGCACTAGCAAACTTCGTAGAATCAATAACCACTGTGGCTGTCGGCTTGAAACCAGTAACAGCAACAGGAGTGGTCGTCAGTTCCCAAGAGAATGTAATCGCTTCCGGAGAATCATTAATGGTCTGGTATGCTTTCTCAGAAGGAGATGCTTTGCAGCCATAAATGATATGGAGTTTGTAGCCGTAGTCTTCAGCGGCAACGTCATTACCAACAGCAGTCCGATAACAAAGACCAAATGTCTTCCTGGACTGCTGACCGATTTCTGCACCAGTGACAAGAACAGCAGAGCCGTCGCACTGACCAAATTCATCGGGATATGTATAAGCTTCGATTGTTGCACCGAATTCTTCAGCTGAATAGAGATTCAGATACTTAATGTCATCTGCATAAATAGGGGTTGCCTCGGCACCAGAAGGGCTTTCGGTAACAGCAGTGAGGCCATTCCAAGCTACGCCTTCAGGATAATCGCCATCATCCTCATCAAGGAGATAGAGAACGCCTTTGCGTACACCAGTTTCATACAGATGTTCACCAGTACTATCCCATACAAGTTTAGCCATATTAAAATAGCCTCCTCATTAATAATAGATGGTGAAAATCCAATGATTGAGATTATCTGCCTCATAATACCGGTCCATAGTGCAATACTGAAGTTTCTCCAGTTCATCAGGAATGGTAGAATCAGGGTTCTTATCAATCACTGTGATCATATAACTTTTACGGTAATTGTAGAGGTCGTCATTGGCATACCATGGAATACCTCTTGCCCGCTCGTATATAATGCATGGGTATGTGAGTTTAACTGTTTCAGGAGGTTGAAAATATACACTTCTAGTACCCAGAACTGACTCCAGGAGTTTCTGCAGATTGAGCCTGCTCGCCATTGTATACACCTCCAATCGACAGAATTAACCTCGGATACTGGACTTCGACACTTGAAACTTTCCACTTGGTTCCATTCCAATTGACGTATCTAATCCATGCTATATTCTGCGTTACGTAAGGATCAGATAGAATACTAATCTCGTTGCTAATATTAATGTTATCATTAATCTTCTGAGCAGTTTCCCACTTCCGAACAGCGCGATTAACATCTCCGTAATAAGTCCGTTCAGTTACTTGATCGATCCAAATACCAGATTCGGCAGGATACTCGACAGTCTGAACAAAACCGATCTGTCCATAAAACTTAGCCATAACGCACCTCTACAATATTGAAGGGAGCCTACCAATTAATAGACTCCCATTTTGAATTTTAGTTAATTTTCTCTAACTCTTGAGCAAAATTAGGAGTGAGGCTCAAGAACAAGATTTGCAAGGCTATATACCTTGCTTACAGACACGCCGCCGACTGTTGCGGTGAGCTTAATCTTCTGAGTACGCTTGTTAACAACACGGCCAACAGCATACATATCGGAAGTCATATCGACCGGAGCAGCTTCAGAATCCCCACCGAGCATCTGAACAGTAACAGTAGCTCCATCAGTCGCAGTAACATCAAAGGCAATGTAGTAACCAGACTGCAGAGCAGGATTACCGGAGTAACCAGTGTATCCTGTTACATAATGCAGAGTGCCAGTAATATAGTCGTCGTGGAAGATGACATTCTCCTGCAGAGCAGAAACGAGCTTGCCATAACGAGTGGTCGTGCCATCAGTAGGCTCAACATTCAGGAATGCACTATAAGTCAGTTCGAGAGCAATAGCACTCTTCGGACGGATCATAGCACCAGAGCAACGGGTCTCAATGAGATACTTCTGAGCATTGAAGTCAATGTCGAAGTCATCGAACATATTGACCTGACCACCCTTATCGGCGCCAACATTATAGTCATTCAGGTTAACAATGATGCCGGCCAGTTCAAAGGTCACGCCGTCTTTCTCACGCATGAGATCTTCCATCGGAGGAACAGCAACGATCTCTTTAACACGAAGAGCAGTTGCGAGTTTGTCGATGGAATCATAGATCACACGACCAGTGGTGTCTTCCATCAGCAGGCAATCATTGAGCATATCCTCAGTCGTGAACAGAGTCGGGTTGCCAGAACCACGGTACTCTTTGCGAGCCTTAACAGCAGACTTAATGAAAGCCTTTGCCTTAGCATCGTCGGTTGTGCTGTTGGTAACAGCGATCGTCTTTTTGATCGTGAAGAGATTATCATCAGTCCAAATCGGGCGAATGTTGGTTTCGCTGATCTTGTCATTGGAAGCAGCGCTACGGCCATCGCCAACAAGAATTGCACGTGCGATCTCTTCATCGAGCATCATGCGCATCTCGCTCTTCAGCCATGCGACAACATCGAAATCGGTAATATCGATCTGATCGTCGCGATCAATCTTCTGCTTCTTATAGATAGTCGTCGGGGTTGTTGTACGCTTCAGAATATTGAAGACTTCCTCAACTTTTGCATTGCCCTTAACATAGCCCTTTGCGCGAGCATCGGCCTCAGTCAGGTCAGCGTTCAGGCTCTTAATACGAGAGAACGGGGTCTTGTGAACACCATTCAGAACTTTGCCAACCCATTCATCAGGATCGCGATAGAATCCCGGAGTCTGGGTAACAGCTTTTGCTTCGGGGAACAGATAATCGATATCTTCAATGCCGTGAGCAAGAACAGCCTCTTTCAGGCTTCCGCAACGACGGGCATCGCTAAAGATTTCTGCCATTTCGGAATGAGAAAGAACGGTCACATCATTCTTCTCTTCAGTTTCAAATACGTTGTGCTTCATTTCTTCTCCTTCGGGCGCCTTGCCCTCATCATTATTAGATTTCTTTGCTTTCTTGGCTTTGGCATCTTCAATGGCCTGACCAATCAAAGCATAAACAACATTTCTCTGTTTCTCAGACAGAGTATCAAGGACATCTTTGACGGTTTCACCATCTTCTTCGTCCTCATTTTCATTATCGGCATGCTCAATTTCGGAATGCTCTACTTCTTTGCCTTCATTTTCAACATCTTCAATTGCCTGACCAATAAGAGCATAGACTACTTTCTTCTGCTTCTCGGTCAAAGTATTGAAAACGTCAGCAACAGTTTCGCCGTCATCCACTTCGGCTTCGACTTCAACAATCTCGCCAGCTTTTACAGCATGCTCAACTACTTCTTCCTGCTTGGGCTGTTTCTTTGCGTTTGCAGTCTGCTTTTTAGGTGCAGGAGCAGGTTCCGGCTCAGCTTTAACTTCTTCAACCGGTTCCTGTTTCGGCTCTTCAACAGGCTGTGCTTCAGGCTCAGGCGCAGGTGCAGGTTCTGGAGCAGGACCAGATACTGGTACTACCGGCTTTTCATCCGGATCGATAATCGTATGCTCAAGGCAAAGCTCATCTTCACCATGATAGATAATGCCAGAATCCTCAAGAATCTCACCATGCTCCATAACAGCATCGATAAAAGCTCCCGGATTAGCACCGGCAAGGACAAGACTCACTTCACGAATCGTGCCATGAACAACATCATTGCCATACTGCTTCAGCTTGTTTGCGTAGATAGACAGAGAAGTTACATCGCCATGCTGTACAATCTGTTTAGCATTTACGCCTGCCGGTGTACTATTGAACGAGCAGTAAGCGTAAACACCTTCATCCCGATTCTCAAGCAAAGCATGCCCAAGAACGTTCATAGGATCGTTGTGATCGTGATTCCAGACCAGCGGAACCGTCTGTCCGTCATTGTGCTTAAATGCATCTTTACGGATCGTACGTCCATCAGAGCACTTAAGATCATTTCTGGTTGCCCAGCCGCTAAAATCATAAGTAACTCTACTCATTTTGATTTTTTACCTCATAAAAAGTAATTTTATATAAACCTTAGATCATTCGACTTAATTTCAATTCTAATCACAGCTTCGGAATACGGACTTAATCTCTTATTCCATATGCAATTCTAAATTGCCGTTCGGTCTCACTGGTCTGGAAAGTTTATACTATCTTCATTATCAGAATCCTGACTCCTTGTAGTAGCGAACTCTTGCCCTTGCTGTGCATTAAGATTCTTATTCCTGAGTTCATCGGCCTTCGCGTCATCAACAGGCTTCATGCCGACAACCTGCCTAATTTCATTCGAAGACATGATCTCATTCCTTGTAAACTTATCAGCAATTTCAGCAAGTTGAGCCACCGGAACAAGTCTGAACGGATCTCTGAAGAAAACAATAGACTGCCCTCTTGTACGAGCAGTCTTAGTCAGAAACTTACGTTTCATTTCATCAACAATAGCCGCCATAATCGGCTCAATTGTTCGATTGTAATAGTTGAGCATTACCTGCTCAGTTGCGGTTCCTTCTAGAATTTCTTTAGTAATACCAAGCTGGCTATAAAGCATATTAGTCAAATATTCAATCTGATTCATCAGATTGTTATCTACAGACCTGTTAAGCTGAGTAATATGCTCAGTATTGTCTATATACGCAATTCCATACTTTGTATTAGCCAGCTGCATTTCAATGTTTTTACGACGTTCTTCTGCCTGCAATCTTCTAGCATCAGATTTAACAACATAAGGAAGCTGAATGATGAGATCCAATTTCCCGGACCCGCTCTGTTCGTCGATAGCGTCCAAAAGATTCAGTTTCCTTATAAGTCTCTGAAGAGTTGAGTTAGGCTCATTCATAATTGCATACAAGGGGTTCTCAACAATTGAGACCATATTTTTCAGAAGAGTTACTTCCTCAAAATTCCCTGTTCGCTCATTGTATAACCTTACTCTAACATGATTTGGATACCACTGAACAATCTTTCCAGCCTTCATTGTTCGAATCTCATATGCTTCTGACAACAATGGATTGAACGTCGTATCAACAGGTACAATAGCAACGCAACCTTCATCAAACATTGACATCACAATGTCCTGCATTAATGCTCGACCTGTCTGATCGATATTTGCTTCGACATTAAGACAATTATTTAAGCCAGATTGTATTACCTCAACAAAACGACCATTCTCATCCAACTTAACATGTTGGACAGTAATGGCCGCACAGTCTACTGAAATTCTATTGTAAATAGCAGTTACTATCGAACGCTCGTTTCCTCTTGTTAATCGGATTCGATCAGGTCGATATGAAGAAACCATTCCAAGATCTCGATACTCATAAGGAGGATCTCGATTCATAAATGCATTCCAGGCATTTTTCAGCCTGTCAGTTAAAACTGGCATTTGAGGAGCACCTCCTTGTTTTATTTATATCTGTTCGAATAATACTCCGCAAATTTCTCATAATTTAAACGATCAACGTCATTTGCCCATTCAACAGCAAACTGTTCTCCATTGATCATTTTCACCTTAAAAACAGGATCATCTGGGCTATATCTATAAATGTCTACGGAACCATCTTTATAATTTTTTGATGTATGTGCTTCCACATAAGCACGACCAGCATGAAGCAATTCTGCAGCTTCCTCATAATCACTTTCTTTTATCTTGGAATAGGCAGCCATTGATGCCATCTGAGCCATCTGAGCACGACCTAATGCTGTTTTGTTAAAGTGCTTATCTAATTTATCGACCTGTTTTTTATTTTCACGAGCCTGCCTTTTCTCTTCTCTGACGCGCCCAGCAGCAGTCCGTGTGCCATCTTCATTCTGGAAACGTCTAACGCCCCAGCGCTGACCTTTAATACCATGATGCATCAATGTTTCTTCATTCATCGTCGTCATCCTCACTTTGTTTTCCAGAATTCATCTGGCCTATCTTTTTCTTCTTGTTAAATGCATTATACGCCTGTATAGAAGCATCGACAGTTTCTTTTCCGGCACTTGCCTCAAGCATCTTCTTAATTGCTATCGTCGCTGCACCTTCAACTACTTTCTCAACAACATTCTTTGACGCATTAGCAACACCATTAGCAACTCCTTCAGCTACTTTTCCAGGAGCCATCTTAACGCCTTTTTTAACGCCCTGCTGCGCCTCTTTAGCTATGCTCTGAACATAGTTATGACCTTTAACTGCAGTATTAGCAACGGACTTCAATGTCTTTGACGACATCTTAGAAATCGCAGAATTAATAGCCTCAGAATTATTAGTATAAAGATACCCTGCAGCTGCAACGCTACCGGCAATCAATGCTGCTTTCCCTACATTCTTAAGAACTGTTTTCTGAGAAGCAGTCAAACCTTTCTTGCTAGATCCAGAACTTTCACGATTCTCTTGTTCTCTAGCTTTCCCAGCAGCTGTACGAGTTCCATCCGCATTTTGAAAACGCCGAACGCCCCACTTCTGGCCCTTGATGCCATGATGCATCAATACTTCTTCATTCATAACATACTCTCCTAACCAAGTCTTGATGCCACTCTTCTGAACTCATTGATCTTCGCTCTATTTTCTAAAGCATACTCATCAACTTCAAGCTCAGTTGCTGTAAACGTGATCTTAGGATCAACAGTAGCATTGAGTCTCCACTCAAGCTCAGCAGCATTTTGCTTCATAGCATCAATAGCTGCAGAACTCTGAGGCGGATCGAAGAACAGCTTAACTTTTAAGAAAATATAGGTTTTAATACCAGCAAGATCTGTTGCGCTTCCAACAAAGTCAGACCAAACTGCTGTCTTATCTGATATCGAAAATGGAGTGGAAGGACCTACCCCAAGCTGATATAGGATCATGAAGACTGTGTTGATATGCATCAGAACATCAGCATCAAAGAATGTATAACTTTCATCGATTCCAAGAAGTTTCTTAATCGATGTCAAAATTGATTCTGACATGTTGGAACCTCCATAAAACAAAAAGAGCCTGCCGTTAAGCAGACTCAAAAATACAAATACTTAATTATTCTGTTTTCCACAGAATTTCTTCGCAGATCTTTCCTCGTTCATTTGGTTCATAATTTTTATCTAAACCACGCAAAGTAAGTTCATCACCTACGGCAAGCATGATATCGCAAATGTCATCATCGGAAAGATTGTCAAAATCAACTTTCAAGCCAATATCCTTTATCAACTCTTTTTGCTTTTCTGTGAAAACCATAGATGATTCTCCTTTCTTACTTTGATAGTTTTTCAGCAAGCTTAGAATGTGTTGGCCATACCGTTGTAATTACTCCATTATCTGGATTCACTGCAACGGTTGCTTTCTTTCCTATATATTGCTGGCTTGGCTCTCCCTGATCATTATACCTAACAGGTTTTATCCTAAGTGGATTTCTAAGAGCATTTACAATACTGCCATACTCCACTTTTCTCTCAGGAAGTTTTGACTGCTTATACGCATGCTCTGAAAATCTGGTAACCTTCGTGCCATTCTTAGTAGTGATAGACCCGCCTTCAACTATCTCATAAAACCGTTTCTTGGTATAATGACCTAATTCTTCTGGCGTTCGTCTTACTCCCCATTTCTGACCTTTAATACCATGATGAACCAAAACATCTGAGTTGTCAACTACTTTTCTTTTAACTACTACCATTTTGAATTCCTCCGGCAAATCAGTCAAACGAGTCCTTATTCAGCTTGTAAGCAACAAAGGCATCCAGCAAAGCAGCAACATTATCAATCTTCTCGCTATGTCTCTTCTTGGATAGTTTGCGATTTCCGTTCGTATCCTGAATAGCAATAGCATTTCCCATCGCATATGTCATTAACTGCTCATCAAATACCAAAAGCCTGTCCTCTGCAAGCTTCTTCAGCTCACCAAGAGGAACAGACTCTGTCTTTGCTCCCTGTATTACCTTTTCAATACCATAAGCACCATTCTCAGTTTCCCATCGTTCAACAAATGAACGGGCATTATACGGGTCAAACCCAAAACAACGAACGTCATACTGAGACTGAGCAATAAATGCATCCAGATCATCGTATACTTCCATCAAATCCAAGATAGATCCTTCAAGAACTCGAAGACTCCCCTCTTTAATGAAGTCTTCATACTTTGTTCTAGTCGCCAACTGAAGCCGGCTGAATGTCAAAGACGAAATGTAGCTTCTGGCTTTAACTCCAAATCGACCTTTACTAAGTGGAAACAAAAATGTGAATGCGCAAAAGTCATCGCCCTGAGATAAGTCGGCGCCCATAGCGCATGGCAAATTCCAAAAGTCGCATCTCGAATGAGGAAGCGTTTCTTCATAAGTAAAGAAGTACGTTGATCCTTCCATCGGGATGTTAAATCTCTTCGCTAAAATGTCATTTCGTGCAGCAGGAACCTTCTCGGCTCTTTGAACATCATTAAAGTAAGTCTCATAGCTAACGGTCTTTCCAAGATTTGGATTAGCTTTTAACCAAATCATAGGATCTGTTTTTCCTAGCTCTATCTCATCAAGGCTATCAAGCTTATAATACCAAATCGACACATGCGGATTCAGATACTCACCTTTCAAGATGTCCATAAGTTCCATCTTAATAGTGTCACCTATGCCATTTCGAACAGTTCCTTCTGAACTCGTAGCGACTATGATGTAGTCGTCAAGACCACCTTTAGCAGCACCTTGAGCAATGGCATCAATCGGACTTTCTCTGATCTCGCAAGACAACCATTCATCTATCGTGGCGTACTTAACTCTCAAGCCCTGCAATTTACTAATACTCATAGGCCTGATTTCAAGCAGAGAGTTAGTAAGAAAGTTCTCAATACCATTCTTTGTACTGGCAAGCTTCTGCCTATTTGCTTTTGAACCAGTCGTATTTTGAAGTGAGCCCTCTGTTAAGAATTTATAGAACGGTCCTCGAGATCTTACAATAGCAGTTCTAATAGGAGAAAGAATCTCATCGGCCTGCTTCATTGTAGGAGCTGTCGTAATCTGATGAGTAGTCGAAGTATCGACATTCAATCCATAGTTCTGAATACAGGACCCATACATTGACTTTGCAGCAGCTCTTGGAATGATCAAATACTGAATATTGATCAGCCGTTTCTTAAACTGCTTGTTAACATACCGGCCGCCATGACCATCAGGAAATGGCTCGTACACCGTTCTATCGACAAACTCATACCATCCATAAATTTCTTCAGCCCAAAGCTTAAATGTTTCCAAAAGATGCAGATCAGATCCGTCAGTAAGCGTCAACTCGTTTTCGCAAAACTCAATAAAACCTTCAACTGCCAAATCGTCATAGTAGTATCTAGGATCATCAATAAGAGCATCGATCCTACGCATCTCCATGGCTATAGTCTGGCATACCGGGATTTCCCCCCTCAAAACGGCCGCTCTAAACTCGCCATAATAACGTGGCGTTGCTGTGTTTGATAGCATTTCAACTTGAACGACCTTTCTAAGTATGGTATGATAATACAAAGGAGTGTGATGCAATGTATACTGTATCTGAGAAAAAGGCTCTTAAGCGACTCGGCATCCCCGATTTCCGTCATATGACTAGCGAAAAGATTGTTGAATTCGTGAACATGACTCCGCATATGAATCCAGAAGTAGTTAAAGCAGCTATTGAGCAATTTCCTGAATTCAAAGACATGTCTATAGAAATGACAAATGCTCTGAAAGACATGGTCAATAAAGCATTTGACGCCAATAAAGAAAGCCAGCAGTATTTCTATGAATCATGCAATGGCATGTTGGAAACTCTTAGGGCTCAACTGGAAGATGAAGACATAGATGCTAATGAACGTAGCCAAATACGAGATAATATGATGCAAATCATTTCTTGGATGGCTAAAAAGGACAGCGAAAATAAGGAATTCATTGAACATGTTGCTGCATATACAGCAAAAGCAATTGTCGGAATCGCAGGTTTAGCAGTTGTCGCACTTGGAGCAGCATTCAAAGTGCCAATACAAAATCTGTTAAAGTCATCAAATGATGATGAAGACGAAGAAGATGAGTAAATTACCTCTTATCTACCTTGTCTGACTTGTAAGCAACACGACCATCATCCCAAATACCACTTTTCACTCTATCCATATCGTAGCCCGGATCTGCGAGAGCTGTGTGAACACCATACTCTCCTCTCTTGGCTACGAATTTTATTACCTTTCCAGAGGGAGAAGAAATATTGGCAACTTTTGTATTCATGATTTCAGCGAGCTTCTGGTTGTACTCATTCATGTACCGTCTGCCCTTACGCTCATTCTCGGATTTGATAGCATACTTCCGGTCTAACTGCTTAGTTTCTTTCCGCATCTCGCGCTGAGATTGTTTAAAAGCTTTATCGTGGATCTTAGTAGCATTACGTCTGACCCACCGATCATCGGCTTTCTGGTAATGACGTTTCCCAGCTGGAGTAAGTGTGCCATCCGCATTTTGAAATCTTCGAACTCCCCATTTCTGACCACGAATACCATGATGCTGAAGTTCTCCGGTCTTAGGTATATACTTAGAAAACCTATTCTCTTCTCCAACAGTAAAGTCCTTAAAACTCATTCCGTATTCTTTCATACGTTTGAGAATAGCCTTCGCCAATTCCTCTTCGTATTTAGGAGTAACATAGTTAAAGAATCGAATAGCCGATCTGACATGATCTGCATCCGGCATAGGATACTTCTTCAGCTCAGGAATACCGTATTTCTTTTCATCTTCTATGCGAACTTCCATTGCTGAGTTCCTCCTTTTCCGGATCATCATTCTTGATCATAATAATAAACGCGCATGCAAATAGAATTGCTAGCTCTACAACATGAAGAATTAGTGAAACAATAACATGAATTAATGGTATTTCAATCATACTGCATTCACCTATTCTTTCTGTTTAAATCCGAGTTTCACGGTTGCCCAGGGGGTGGACAGTCGTGGTTTCCACATTTGGCGGTTGTAAAATAGAACGCAATCGGTTATCAATCACATTCCGCAGACTGAGCCGCTGCAGTTTTCTAAGCTTTGACGGTTATAAAACTACGACTGATACAGGTATCTGTCATTTGGAACTGAGCCGACGCAGTTTGTATAAAAGTCCGTTCGTATATCAGCTTCAATGAGAGGCTTGAACGGCTCTGTCTGAATTTAGTTTACTTAATAATCGCTTCATCTCAGATTGTTAAGCATAGGAAATTGCGATTGCAATTACAATTAGCATAAATTCCATTCCTAGGATAAAACTACCAAAGTCAAAGTCTTTCATGTTTCTTTCCCAAAAGATACGTTTCCAAAATCTTTATACAGTCTCCATGTGATTGATATGCAGAACAAATTGTATTGAAAGCGTCATCAAATAATTCTTTAGGCACAACATCCTCTGCTGGAAGTTCCTTTATTGCATCAACAGGTACAGCATCAACACTACAAATACGATATCCACCTGTTTCATAAATCTTATCTTCAAAAATTTCTGAAAACTTTAGAACATCATTACGCTTAATGTATTCGTCAACCATCTTATACCTCAAATTATTTCACCAAACACTTACCTAACCACTTTGGAATCTCAAACAGCACTCTATATCTATATGCCAAGAAATACTGATTTGCTATTCCTACCGTGTGATGGTAAACATGTAAGTACTTCATCCACTTCATACACTTACATCTGTTACATACTTTATATCGACATTGACCATTGGAATAGAAGCACTCCAAATAATATGCTGATTGTTAGTGTCATAAGCACAATGCGAACACCTGTATCCTGTGACTATTTGACCGGCTACATAGTCCACATAATATGACATATAACAATTGCATTTCGGGCATCTTTCCATGATTTGTCCTTTCGTCTACTTACATTATCTTACGCAACTGCTTCGAATTATCGGTTGTAAAACTCCCTAACCACACATCCGCAAACGTGTACAGCATTTTTGCACTGTTAAGTCAGGCAAGTCAAAACTGAGCCGATGCAGTTTGTTAAACGGAGAAACCGCCATCTGCACTTCCGCTAAAATTATAGCCAAGCCTTCTCCCAACAGCTATAATGTGCTCTATGCCATCCGATTTTAATAGCCTCGCACTAGGGCTTTGACAAGATAGAGCGTCCCTTAATAAATCGCCGTCAAGTGTGCTCGAAATTAAACCTGACGGAGGAGTTTTAATTAAATTAACCGATCAGAGCAAGAAGAGCATTATACTGTTCTTCAGTAAGACGATTTGCTGCAAAATACACGTCGATCTTATCTTTCAGTTCTTCCAGCTTCTCAGTCTGACCGCTCTTCTTATAGCGATTAATCAGAGTAACACAAAGATTGTAAGTCATTTTTACTCCTCCATAAATAATTCAAGCATGCAGATTCTTTCTTCATGATCTGCTGCTAATTCAAGTAAAAGGTCATCAAGATCTTCTTCTGGTTCTTCAGAAGGCTCTGTCCATGCAGCAGCCCGTGTAAACCAAGTATCAAAATTCTCAGCTGTAATCTCAGGACGAGTAAGGGTCTGCATATAAGCTTCATCACATACCCAATAAGTATATGTTTCGCCTTCTTCAGTGGCTTCTACCTCACGAATGTCCTGCCTAAGCCAAATGTCAAAAATATTCCCTCTCGCTTCAATATGAATCGGAGAAGGCTCCTGACTGGATTGCATTACGCAGCGCATAATAGTTGTCTCCTATCTTCTAAACTAATATTGTATGAAGCCATTTTGACTGTATACGCCACCAGTACAGACTGAATCTGCTTCTGGATTTTCAAAAATCTAATGAGCGCATGCTTCAAATAGCCATAGTAGGAAGTAACTCTTCTGGACATTTTCAAAGAGGATTTCTTTGTCCATATCCTGATGAAAGCTCTTCTCGCTCGTCTGAAGATTCTATGACGTACTTTGATTCTTCCATTTGCATGAATAACAAAGCCCATCATGTCGATTGCTTCTTTAGCATGATTTTTCACATGCCAGGTCTTAATAGAAATACCTAAAGAATCCAGCATATAATTCTCTACTCTTTTCATAGCTGTGAACAAATTCCTTCTATCATTACCGACAATCAGGAAGTCATCCATATAGAAAAGCGTGTGCAAAACTAAGCGAATTCTAGTCAGTCTTCTATACTTATGGAGGGTTTCAATAAAGCGATAAACATATGAAAGCATATAATTGCATAAAAATTGACTCAGCAAACTACCAATTAAGAGTCCTACACCGTTTAAACCATGATACTTCAGCAGCTCTTCGACACACCAAAGGAGCTTCTTATTCTTTCCAATATCTCTGCTCAGATGATCCATAATGATCTTATGCTGAAAACTGCCAAAGCAATTATTCACATCACCTTTGCAGAAATATTTGAAAGTTCCTTCCTTAACCCATTTCTGAATCTGTTTCGCACCGGAAACTTGACCTTTACCTTTAATGGACGCATACTGATGAAAGCAGATTTTCTTCCTCCAAAGTTCGTCCATACAGCCAACAACTACATGTTCCATAACTTGCTGCATAATAGACTCGAGAGCAATATTTCTAACTTTCCCGCTCATGCCATCTTTTCTTTTACTGATTTTAGGCTGCTCTAAATTCAGATTCTTATCCTCAAATCGCAAAGAAATATCGACGGCTATCAATCTAATTGCAACGTCAAGCTTGTCGCCAATAGTATGTTCTTTTGCCATTGCACGAATTTCTTTCGGAGTATAGGAAGGAAACTTACAATATCCTGATACAAATGTAGAGTAATCTTTCCTGTCAATTTTGTCTAAAACGCAATCTCTGATAAATGGCTCAATAAATAAAATGTCCATCGGATTAACGTTCTTACAATATGTTTTCGCTTTACTCACCCTCCTAAAACAATAATCTTTTGAAATCTCGGAGACTTTCGGTCCTATCTACTAGCCTCATCCATGCCCATTCTATAAACCAACACGGTTACTACCCGGCATAAATCCCTCTGCCTCAAATCAAGCAGTTAGGCGTTTAATCGACACATTTTCGCCGCAGCGAGGAATTGCATTGCGAAGCTCGGGTCAGAGCCATCCCTATTTGTGTCAAAAATTTATTTCATAATCCGACCACCGATGTTCCAGTTCGTGTTGCCCAGATTGTTGTTACCATTAGCACAAGACAAACCAGCATTAGCATTGTTGTTCAAGTTGCCGTAAGCTTGCCACTCACGTGAGCCACCGATCGGTGCAAATGCAATCCCAAAAAGTAAACTAAATTTAATTAACTATTTTGATCTATAATAAGGTAAAGGGCTGCGCCCCTCTGGGCTTGCTTACGCCGCCCATTCACCCCGATTACCGGTAACCGAAAGCCGACCACCGATGTTCCAGCGCGTGTAGCCCAGATAGAGGTCACCAACAGCACAAGACAAACCAGCATAAGCACCGTAGTTCAAGGGGCCGTAAGCTAGCCACTCACGTGAGCCACTAGTTCCTGCTTTTTCAATATAGCAACTATCTCTTGTAAGCGTAGTGGAACTACCGCCAACCATGCTCGGATACATAACTTCCGGAAGATTTGGATCGTGTCCAAGTCTAGCTACACTCATCCATGCATTTGCAGACATACCAGTATTCGGGAATCCATAACTTGCCTGTACATAATCAGATGTAATACTCTCGGCAATCTTTGAAGCATCTCTGCAAACTGCAGCTCGTTCAACAGATACTCCATCAACTGTAGCATAGTTAAGAATTGCATCACCGATAACTGCATAACAGCCAACCAGAATCTCAATACCCTGAAGACGTACCGGGTATTTTGAACTTGATGGATTAATACCACCGTCATTGCCAAGACAGTCATCAGTTGAACCACTAAACCACGGCATTGTCAGAACATGATCAGATGTGGTAGTATTAAATGTCGTACCGCCATTGTCAATGTTAAGAGCCGTGTAATTTGTACCGCCAACATTTACTGTCTCGATAGAAGTAATTTTCTTCCTATCAACTGTCTGAGTAGCAGCTCTTGCCGTTCCACCAAATGAAATTGTAGAACCAACCACAAAATTTGCTCCCTGAGCCGTCGTAACAAGAATTCTCTCAACTCCGGTCTCAGCAACTGCAACGGCATAATCATAGTTGTAGCTAACACATCCTGCCAGAACAGAGTCAGAATCGAGTCGACCGTACTTAAGGTACAGCATGATTTTAAGAAATGCATCGTCGGCAGTTGTATAACCGCAATACTGATTGCTCCATGCAGTTCTAACTCCAGATCTCTGACCATTATGTGAAACGGTATAAACTAAAGGAGCCTGACCAGAACAGCAAGTATATCCAGGACCGAAGAAGTACTTTGTATGAACAACCCAGGACCGAACAGAATTATCAGTTAACCGTACAGCTTCAGGAAGCGGATAATAACCATAAGCATTCTCAATATCGGTATACATATATGTATATCCACCATCAGCATCATCTGAATATTTCAGCCAGCCTGTAGCCTGAAGAACGCCAACAATTTTTGTGGGGTCATTCCGAACAAAGTTTCCGCAAATACCATCAATTGCTGTAATATGCGGTTCACCATCACTATCAAGGTAAACATTGCAGTCTACGATTGCAAACAAAGGAAGCTCTTCATAGTCATCTGTATTCTTTACAGCATTAGTTGAAGGAGTACAAGTCAGTCCTGCATTATCGCCGATCTTTGTTCCCGTCGATATAGTATTAGTAGAAGGATTAGCAAACTTCACACCACCGGTCCAACCAGTACGAGCATACTTATACCAAGTATCACAGAGAGAAGTGACATCAGACATCGCATTACAGCCATGCTCTGAAAAGAATCTCTTCATTGCTGATTTATAGCTAGAGCCTTCTATCATGACTGGAATTAATCTGGCATCAATCGCATCTCCGGTTGCTTTTGCATCTGCCGCCATACCAGAAGTGCTCAAAGAAGTATCTGTACCAAGCTGGATCATGGACTCAATAGATTGGACAATATCATTCTTTCTCTCTTCAAGACTATCTATTGATTCCTGAGCACCAGCTACAATACCCTCTGCACGATTCTCCTGACCGTCAAGAAAATTAGACACATCGCTCATGATTTGGTCAGCATCTTCAGGAAGCGTCGTGCTAAATATTGCTGAACCTCTATAGGTTCCTGTCAGTGGATCTTTAATTTTCCACGCATCTTTTTTCATAGTAATTGACATGTCATTTCACATCCTTATTAAATTTCAATGCCGCCAAGGGCATGTGTCATTAGGAACTCTATCTATCTCTGCTTTAGTAAGAAGATCTGCTGTTCCATAATGGATTGCATTGTGCGTGTTATGACTGACACAGATCAGATTCTCTGGGTCAAAAATAAAAGACGATTCATCTATGATGTCTCGTTCTGTTATAGGATTTAAATGATGAAGAATTACTCGCTTATTAATTGGAAAATCTGGATGCGCTAAATCACATCCATTATCTCGAATAATAAGTTCTCTTCTTAATCGCTGCCATCTCGGATCACGCTGGTAAAAAGTTTGATTCAGATAACGATCGAATCCGAATGTTTGCTGCCCTATTACAGATGTAATTTTGCAATACTCAAACCGTTCTTCAAATGATCGTATTTTGACTAACTCCGAGTAAGTGAGAAATTTACTCATTCGTCATACTCCTGGCCAACATCATCAAACTGACCATTGTATCGTCTAAATGCAGCAATGGCTTCTGTGTACAATTCTTCAACATGCTTTGCTGATTGTAGTGCTTCTGTCTTTGCAGTAAGCAACTTGATCTGCTCCTGCATCATCTCTTTCTCCATACGTTCTTTAGTCGAACCGAGTTTGAGGTAATGCGTAATCACTTGAGAAGATGCTGTTCCTTCTCTTAATTGTTTTTCGGCGAGATTAACTGCAAGTGAAATAAGCTGATTTTCACGAGCTTCTGGAGTCAAAGCTGAAGTGTATTCAGTGGTTGACTCAACCGATCGCTTTGCTACTTTCGGCATACTTCTCGCCTCCTTGCTAGTAGTTTCGATCTGATTGCAACTAGTTTAAGGAGGGTCTCTTTATACTTCTTAGATAGTTTCCTCCTATTTTTCTTTTCATCCCATTTCTGATTCTTCTTGAATTGGATCATATCCACTATGATAAAAATTGCATCGAGATGGCGGGAGGGTACATTTTATTTGCCTTTCCCGAGCATAATGCGAGCAATTTTTACAAGGCCTCTCTTTATTAATTCGCTCAACGTCTTTCAACTTTTCGGCGAGTCTTTCTTTTGCTCCATAAGAAACTGAGCGATCTTGCGTTGGTGACATTTTTAAATTTTCTCCTCTTTTAAATAATTTTTACATTATTTGCAGAGACGCAGGGGAAAGAGAATAAGATGAACTGAAACAATGAGACACTGATCGAAAGGAAGATCAAAAAGAATCAGATAGCAAGAGTCACACAGATCCAAATGAAGAAGGTTCCGCCTAAACATGAGACAAGAGAAACC